ATTCGTATATTATATGTGATAATTGCTATCTTGTCAAGTTATTTTTTAACAATTGATTGGTATCAATATCAATCCAATCAAACATCGGTAACCTCACTGACTGATTTTAGTAACTTTCCAAGTCAGTGAGATAGATTATACATACCTAATTTACTAAATGCAAGCTTTTTTATTAGCGTCTAGATAATTCCAATATCCGAACCAATTCTGGCGCATGACCAAATGTAACATGCTCACGGATAGGCGGCACAACTGTTGGGTATTTTTCACTAAATTTAGCATAGGCAGCAATTGTCTTATCACCCATCAATCCATCATCAGAACCAGTTGGTAAAAATCCATTGGCTATCAAGCCTTGCTGAGCTGCTTTGACCATTGGGTCTGGTTGTCTAGTTGGCTTTTTAGCAGCAGTTGTCAAAACTTTAGCAATCTTAGCTGGGTGGGTAATTGGTTGGACTGGTTGATTTAATTGACCAACTTGTACACCAGTTTGTCCTGGGTATGGCTTGGCATCAGTGCCGCCATGAGTAGCATTATAATTAGATGATTTCACAGGAGCAGTGACTGGTGCACGATCATAATGACCAGGGATTTCACCAGGGATATCTTTAGCTGAAAATTCATCTGGCTTGATAGGCGGAAGATCATTATCTGAATATTTTTTTACAGGAGCAGTGACTGGTGCACGATCATAATGACCAGGGATTTCACCAGGGATATCGTTAGCTGAAAATTCATCTGGCTTAATAGGCGGAAGATCATTATCTGAATATTTTTTATACCCAGGTGGTCGCATGGAATTTTGTGGCAAATCCATCCAATCTGGGTGTAAACCTTCATTTACATTTCTCAAATGATTAGTTATCGTCATTAACCTCGTCAATTCTGGGTTAATACTTTCATTTTGTTGTGAAGCAAATGCTGGAGTCACCGCAACTGATTGCGGTGACATAGACGATGCCACTAGTTTGGTCGCATTTGCCAACGGCATTTGCTTAGCGGCACCTTCACGCAACCGTACTGGTGATAGTATAGCCATAGTTTCACGCAATGATGCCACGGTTGCGTGTAGTTGTTTTTCTGTAAGTTTTTTCATAGTAATCCCGCATTCCTTTTAATTTGTGTCATAACATTTTCTGCCAATGATTGTTCTTTCATACCAGTTAGATTACTCAATAGTTTATTTTCACGAGTATCCATATATCCACTAGGATTCGCAACACCGGCTAATCGTAAAACATCATGCTGATGTGCACTTTCATCTGAGCCAGGGTCCATTTTATCAATAAGCAATAATACTTTTTTAACATCCGAACCAGATGCTTGTGGACATTCACCATCTTCATAAGCCTTTACTAATTTAATCTTGGCTCTAGTTCCGCCAATCGTAAAATTACGTTCTGCTTTATTCCAGAAACCGACAATTACCCGTAATAATTGTCCAACGCCATTTCGTTTCGAGTCAGTAGAATTATCAGAAAATCCACATTCCATTGGCTCCAGCCCACATTCACGTATAGCATCACGCACGGTCATTTTATCAGCAAATGGCGTATCTAATGTCGCACCAGCTAATTTAGCTTTAATAAATTTAGCTTTCATTTTTGATGATTTATTAGCACCTTCTGTCATAGACATGGGTGATTTTTTACCAGCTACAGGTGGCATTTCTTCACCAGCTACAGGTGGCATTTCTTCACCAGCTGCAGGTGGCATTTTTTCACCGCCTATATCAGCTGGCGCTGGATTATTAAGTTCTGGCAACAGTTTTATCAATTTTGGATTTTTATCTAAAATATAATCTTTTATTTCTTGGCGAATTTCGGCATCGGTGCCTAACACTTCAATTTTACCCAACAATACTGGATCATCAATAATACCTTTCAATGCCAAAATGCCCGATGTACCACCAGCTAATTCTGATGCCAATAAAATGTTTAAATCTTTCACTGCTTTATTTTGAGCACCTGGATGTGGACTAAATAATTCATTCTTGTCTTCATTCATAATTTGGTCAATAAATGATTCAAACGCAAATTCTGGCAATAAAGATTCAGTTGATTGGTTACCCCAATAGGCAGCGGCATCATCGACCACTGAGCAGTTAGCTTCGCCCAATAAATCATCAGCGTCAATTTCACGAACTGGAAGTTCATTTTCTGCAATAATATCATATAAATATGGAAATACTGATTTCAATTCTTCATTAAATGTGCGAACAGTTAAGCGGTCAACCCAGTCATTCATAATATCTTCTGGTATTAGTCGCTGTTCGCGTATCTGAAATGATTCAGCAAACTGTTCATAATACGAACTTCTTTGTAAATTATGAATTTCTTTTTTTATCGTATCAATACGTTCCAAAACCTTGCCAGTGACAGTCCCCATTGCTTCGGACACTTGCTCTTGGCGTGTGACATATCCTTTAAATTTTCGCAATTGATTCATTTCTTCGCTTAAACCAGTGATATGCGTACCAATTGCATCATACGGATTTCCACCATGTTTAATGTGTTCGGCCAACGCCCGTGCACCATGCAGATGTTTGTACGGGTATTTAAATCGTTCACCATCGGCATTTTCAATATAAATTCCACGTATATGCATTGATCTACCGGCTGCTATATCTGGATTTATTGGCTGTGTATGTTTCACCATCAACCTAGCCTCGCCTAAGTCTTGATAACTAATTCGGCTAGTTCCGAACATTTTACTTTCCATCATAGGGGATTCATGTGGTAATTCTGTCTTCTTTGCTTGAAATTGATAATCTCGTTTATCTAAATTACTTTTACCGATGTTTTGTACATCAAAATTTAACAATCGATTTTTGGCAAATTTTCTAAAAGATCTTATAAACGTAAACGCATCATGATAGTGACTAGATGTATCATTTGCCAAATCCCCACTTATCTGAATTACGATCCCGTCCACTTCGTCTAAGGTAATGGCTATGGTACCAAGTGGTATGCCGTTTTCCTCATACTCAAATTCAAAAAATCTCGCACTTGGGATATCACTCTTTTTCGACAGTACCGCTGCATTTTCATCACCAATGGTAATATCAGGAAACCGTGTTTGTATTTTACCATATAGGTCTAACGCAATGTTATCTAAATTATTATTCATGGTTATATTTATCCTTGTTGCGACCAAAAAAATGTATCAATTAATAATTGGTTGATACATATATGGGTAACGGTGCTTCCCATTCTTCATTTGCATGTTCAATACTAAGCGTTTCAAATACATGTGGGTCCCACTCTGATAATACCACGCTCATCCGAACTATTAATAATAAAGCTGATACCAAATCATCATGTTGTCCATTCTTAGCTCTAAAACTAGTACCAGACGCAATGAATGTCTTAAGTTCACTTAGTAAAGAACGACTATTTATTATCATCTTATCCTCTTCTATTAGGTATTTCATCCGGGCACATGATGATATCTTATTACCAAATGTCGTATTGAATCCTTTGCGGAATTTTTTAACATGCCCTTTACGCGCTGGTTCACTTAGAAATAATCCAGGAAAGGTTTCCTCTCCTAAATTTTCAACAACTACCAACGCGCTTTCACCAACTGTGTTATTTTCAACTGACCAATAGATAGAAGTTGAATTATCCATTCCTATTTCAGTTTGTATATACCGAAGTATGTCTCGGCATATTTTAACCTGCCCCTGAATTGGAGTTAAATTATGCTGCCATTCTGCCACCTGCGTAAAATTAGGCAATTCAAAAACCTGAATGCCACTGAAATCACCACCAGTACCTAAACTAGGATCGAGCGCAAGAACATACATATTCCCAGTAGTTGGTTTTTTATACCACCTAACTTGTCCCATCTTTAACAATGGGTCTTTTCCAATCATCAATGATAATTTGACACTATTAATCAACGTTTCATCAAATACTAAAAATTTACAACCATACTCACGGTCAAATCGTTCGACACCGATGCGTCCAATTTCAACAGCCTTCCATGCATCATCCCGCTCTGGATGTTCGTCCCATGATGCCTCAAACCCAAAAAACCCATTTCGACCTAATCCATCTATTCTATCATTACCAAATTCATCAAGTGTATCCCGGCTTTCTTGCCAAATTATTGCAAATTGATCTTCATCAGAATTTGGAGTACTGGTAATAATTGCTCGACCACCAGTTGCCAAGGTTGGCGAAATAGATGTCCAAAATTCATTAGCAATGTTTGGCTGCACATATGCAAATTCATCACATTGATGAGAATGTATCGCATTCGCAATTATAACATGGTTAGTCGCATTAAATATTTCAAAAGTATGGGGTAATATAGTATCTATAATACCTGTTATTTTTAATGGACCGACAATCGAATCTAAAAAATTACCAACTTGTAAGTCTGCAACTTTTATTTCAATTTTATTAATGAAAAAACGATGCTCCATAGTAGCTGTAATACTAGTACTATCTTCAAATTCTATAACACGCGATGTTTTGTTAGCATTTTCATTAAAAACTATACCTTCAAAATCCTCCCACCCAGCTGGTGTTAATATTTCGTATATAGCATTACTTTGATAATATTGTTTCATTCAATTTTTCCAAAATATACGCACCACTAACAGGCAAGTTACTAGCGATTGCTTCAGTTATACACTGAATAACGTATTCAAATTGAGCAATCGATTGCTCAATTGTATATTTAACCTCTATCAAGGTCATTTAATTTTATTGACGAATTCCTAGATTTTTCTAAACTTTCTTCCCAAGGTATCATTTTCAGATTTTTTATCAGTTGCCACGTAAAACCACGTCCGTCAGGTCGTGGTAGTTGAATCTAGTTATACAAACGCAAACTCGTCACTTAAATAATATGTATAGGATTGTATAATCGGACGTATAACGCATGTAATGTAATATCTTCCTCGACCAATGTTATTTTATTTCGTATTTTAACAGTAGAATCGCCATCAAGACAGTAAAGTAATGAAATACTCATACCACGACCGGTGGTACCAGTAGTCGTCTGACTCACAATGCGTGATCCATTATCAAATTCCATAGAACCTTTATTGTAACTAATTACCCCAGCTCGTAAGAAATCAGGGCATAATTCGTACCCATACCTAATTCGTTGCATAATTTCTTGAGCGCCAGTGAATTTATGAGCAGCTACCAATATGGTTTGATCAGGATGGAACATCGCGTACCATAACAGATATGCTGAAGCGCAGGTTGTATTGTGCGTTGGTATCATTGTATCACCACACAAAAACATATGTGATTCATTATCAACTTGAATACATCTTACCGGAACTGAATTAATTGATCGTATCTCAGTAATATACAGCCGTTTATTTTCTACAATATCAGCACACGATTTTTGGCTGGTCAACTTAGTAGTTAATTTGAATACATCATAATCAATTGTTCTAAATGTCAGGTTATACCAGACAATCCCAGTTATAATCGTAGTATGGAGGTTTGTTTTTATACCCAATGATGATAACAATTCCCTAATACTTAATATCATTGATTTTTCAACATAACTCAATTCACAATTACCTAGACAATCACAACTACCAATAGAATCCATCAATCCTTGCAATAATTCCACTCGTTGTCTTATTGCCGATTTTAGATATATAGATGGAATATACTTATTTGTCAATAAATTAAAGTCAGATAATTTCACATTCAGTTCATTAATTACGTACATTTCACTATCAACTACACCAACTACCGATGACACTGAATATCCATTAAGTGCGATAAAATCAATTATCTCAATGTTTTCAATTGACTGTCGATAATTACCACTATTAGTATCACCAGCGCCTAACCAAACACCCAATATATAAGGAGGTATTACCAATGACTGTTCTACACGTTGAATTGGATGAGTAATGTCAATGTACAATGTATCAGTTGACAAATGCGTTATCATGTACTGATTAATTTCGACAGTAGTCAGAATACTTGTACCAAATGTTTGGTTTACACTTTCAACTTTCCATAAATGTTCAGCATCAGCGACAATAATTTCACCGGTATCAAACTCCACCTCAAAACATGGGCGATTATGCATCACATCAGTAGCAAAAGTGACCATTGTTGATTTACCATCTGAGCCTACGATGAGATCACCTACCGCAATAGTGCCCATAGTAACCCAATCGCCCGACGCTGTTGGAAGTTTGGTATCAAGACTTAATGCTTTACCGCTCTGACGTGGTAGTAGATTACAATTAAATCTATTATTATGATAACTGCTTAGTAGTCGTTCTTGATATTCAAATGGGGAAAATAGCAATTTGCCCTTAACTGGATGCTGTATATGAAAGAATTTCCTAGCAAAATACAAATACCCAAGTTCTGGGTCCATACAGGAAAGCATATCTTGTATCTGTTCTTCTGACCATTGCTGTTTTATGTGAGCTTTTTTAGTTAGTGCCCCATCTAATGATTTTGTTGCCATGCTTTTATTTACAAAAAAAAGCAGTCTGTTGACTGCTTTTTGAATGGATGTTTTTTAAAAATGCTTATCTAATTTTAATTTCGTTGTACAACGTTCGCAAATCCCTAACTAATGATTCTTTAACTGCAAATGGATTTTCACCACCATTGACCTTCACAGATCCTTTACCCTTACTTAATAAATCATCGCCCATTGCAACTACTGCGCCTATTCCGTAAGTCTTAAGGCCAGAATTACCAGGTGCGGAATTTTCGAAATCGTCAGATAGTTCCTCATCCATGTCACCTACCAGAATATCATCAATGTCACCGTAGTGTGGCTCATTGTCAACATCACCGTATTGTGATTCGTCGTCATTATCATATTGATGCTCATCAGTAGATTCACCATCATATTCGATAGGAGGTTCACCAATCACAATAACTTCACCGCTGTTATAATCAGATGAAACTGGTCTATTAATCGGCATTTCTGTAGTTGTGTCTGGCGCTTTTTCAATATGACGTAGCATATCTATCAAATCACGAATACCATTTGAACCTTGACCAGTTATTGACACATTCATATTAACCGAATCTTGCTGAACTGGTTGCTTTGGTTCAGTATTATCCATACAGTCACATTCATTTAATATAACATTTTTATCTATGTTTGCTATTTTTTTATATAATGCTGCGAAATTCATTTTATTTCCTTCCCATATCTGCGGTAGGTTTTGGCACATCCCTAGATCCTACTGTACTAATACTACCATCTTTTTTGTTGATTTTTGAAGGCGCAACTTTTTCAGATGGTGATTTTTTGACTAATAGTGCGGCATTAACACCCTTATATGATTCGCCTTGATGTTTAGTTTTTGATAATTCCTTCAATAACAACATAGTATGCTTATCACCAACGATGGATTGGTTATCACTTTTCGGATAATTTTTACCCAACACGGTATTTCCTGATTTTTCATCATATTGATGATTGATAAGTTCTTCCTCATGCTCATGCAGTGTGTGTATTTTAATACACGCAGGTAACAAATTCAATGCTTCCGCTAGTAAATTTTGTAACTGAGCGGTTGTTGCTGGGTAGCATAACGAAACATCAAACATTGTCACTCCAATATTTTGATGCGATGGAAAATCCAGCTGTGTTTCTTGAATGGGAGTATGTTTGGCGGCTGAAAATGTTTCAACTTTAAATCTCGTCAATGCTGATTCCATTTTGTCAGATATCTCATCTGCATGATCGCCGACTAATTTAATTTTAAAATTATACGTTTGTTTGCTTTCCAGCAAATGTTCCTTAAATGATTTCATTTTGTAATTCCATGATATATTTACTTCATATTTTTCAATTTTTCAAGAAGACTATTGCGGTCACTAACGACAAAACCTTCCCCTTGTATGTCAATGCCTCGATCATCTGAACTAGCATCATTATCTAATTTCTGTTTTTTAAGTTGTAATTCTATCATCTTGAGTTTTTTATCTACCTTGGCAGATTTAGCATCAATTGCATTCTTGAGCATACTTGATGCCACTTCAAATATCCTAGCTGAATATCTAGCCTCGACATTTAATCCAAGATCCATGAGGTCATCATACGCAGATGTTGCCCGTTGTGATAATTCATCAAATTCGGTATCACTGATGTCACCTAACCCAGTCACTGGGGGCAATGCCGCTGATATTTTATCAAAATCTGATACATTTCTAAAATTAGTAGCAGGGATAATCACTGGCGGTACCTTCTGACGGGCAGTACGCATGATCACTTGACTGGTAGGTAAATTGAGTATATCTTCTAGTTTCTTCATGTTATTATTTATCGTTTCATTATTCGGCGAATAATGTTCGTCTGTCCAAAATCAATCGTATTCTATCCCAAGATATCCATATCTTTTTTGAAATAGTAGATATGTTACTTATTCCACTATCCACTATTTCAAAAATTAATATACCATTTTTCCTTTATTTTCACCAACTAGCATTCTAATCAACAATCGATGACATATAAAATGTTCCCTGGCAGTTAACTGAACTAGGTTTTCTTTACTGTTATTTCCACCCAGTGATTTTGGTACAATATGGTGGTTTTCAGAATATTCCGTGAGATGTCTGGGTTTAGCTCTATTAATTATATTGAAATACCATCTGGTATCTTTGTTATCGATAAATATCATCGTTGATGTCATCAGTGACATTAAAGTAGTTAGGAATCCCCATTCCGTGAACTACATCTTTATTTAGCCTTGCCATTCATAAACAAATCAGTTTCATTTAGCACCCTAAATACAATACCTTGCTGTTTGCACCAATTTGACGCGGCACTCCATTTTGCTTGATTTTTTATAAACTGCGCTTGATTGAATTTACTCTTCCCAACCTTCTCCAACAATTGCTGACTGGATGGTTTTATTTCTATCAATTCAGTATTAATTTTATTATTCTTATCCAAATATTGAATGAAAAAGTCCGGCACATAAACGGTATTTCTACCAGTCAATGGATCACGATACGGTATGGATATTGCTTCACTAGCCCATTTTTGAATACTGTTGCTCGTATCACAAAACATACAAAAATTCAATTCCCATGAGCTTCTATATTGCGGTATCTTAGTACCAATGTACTTACCTGGATTCTTTGGGGTGAATTTACCCCTAGCAAATTTATGACTCATATTAATATATTCCTAACTTCATAGGTATCAATCAATGGCGCAATTCGATACCCCAATAAACTAACGTTTTCTCGATATACATTCAATACCTGAGCCACAACCTGACTTAATTGTAGATCAGTTAATCCGGTTAAGGTATCAAGTAATTCAAAAACATTTACATTATCTGTCCTAGCTTGATTCAATAATACAATAGCAGTTGATCTGGCACTTTCTACATCAAATGATCTTTTTAAAAAAAACCCAACTACCGCGTCAATTTGCCCACTGGGAAAACTAATTTGATTAATAAAGAATTTATCAAAGAATTGCTTAACATCAATAGTGGTATCGGCTGACTGGATTGGAAGATTTAATGACATAGTTAATTACCTAATGTAACTGGTGTTGCTTGAGTTGTGGTACTGCCGGATACCAACGGAAATGCCACCCCTTGTAATCCCGACACACCCTGAACCGATGATGCCATTATATTGCCCAAAATACCACTTGTACCTGATGACACCGATGCATTTTGGACTAATGAGGTTACGGTGGTCGCATTGCCCGGTGACCTCACTGATGATACTAATGATGGGCTTAACGACCCTGCGTTAATTGACGCAGTAGCTGACTCCCCCAACGGAGAGGGCGTTGTATCATAATGTTCCACGCCAAATCCTTCCACGGTCCCGGGTGTTACCTGACCATTTGCGTATGAAACGGCCTCGCATGAAATACCCATAGTATATTCAGCAAAGTCGCCACCAGATGAACTAGCATAAGATAACGCAGATGGCACCCAAGTTGCTATCACTGGATTAACTAATTGATAACTGATATATTCATGTCTGCCCATCTGATAGACTTTAATATAAGTAAAAAACGGATCGGTACTGCCATTATCCAATCCATAATTTCCATGGATATATGTACTAATTTTAGTTGCATTTCTGGCATACGCATTGCCACTCGCAGCAGATGCGGAATCAGCATAATAATATGTATAATAATTACGCCATAATGCGTTAATTATCCCCATATTATCATCATGAAATGTAATATTAATATTGTCAATTTTATGCTGTATTTGTATAACTTTTTTTCTATTATACTGATTCATGGTTTCATTCGTCATAGTAAATGTTGGCAATTGAACACTTTTAACTAGCATATTGATTTCATTTGTATGGCGTTGAATTAATTGCACATCCTGCAATGCGTTAGGATTTATACCAAATGATACATGAAATGAAAATTTTGCTTTTGGAGCTAGCCTAAATTGATCATCAGTAAACATGCGTGACGCATGTTGCTGATTTCTAAGCCAGATATGTGGATCTGGAGTTAATTGATTAGTTGGAGTAAATGCCATATTACTATTTAGTAAATAAGTCACACACTTGATTGTGAAAATGAGGTATGATTAATCATACCTCATTGTTAATTTAGTTAACCACCACCAGTAGCCATTGTACCTTCTGTTCTTACGGTATTTGTTACGCCAAATCCTGCAACAGTACCCGTTTGAATGCAATTATCTGGCTGGATTGATAATTCAATCATTACCATTTCTTGCCCCGCATATGCCAATGCACCATATGTAGTTGACTTAATAAAACATCCTGCACATTCCCAGGTTTCTTGAACGACTGGAGTATGCCTACCATTGCCACCATCTAGCATTTCAATTCGCATGGAAAATTTGTAATCACCACCGGAAGCAGCTGAACTTTGTTCATAAAAATCAAATTGTTTTTGATTTTGTGCCCCAACTATCTTGTTGACATTACCTAAAATATCATCACGCAATTTAATAGTAATTGGGCCAAATGTAGGCTTACCTACCAAATTAATAGTAGAATTATATATTTCAATTTTACCATCACCATAGGTGACAGTTGGTCTAGCTGCTTCCGCAACTTGTTTTGTAAGTTCGACATTTTCAGCTGTCCCAAGTCCAAACCCCTCAAACGTGATTCTAAACCTATTTTTAAATTTAGGCATTAATACGCCTTGGGTACCAGTACTTTGGTCTGAGGCTAATGGAACCGTAAAATTACTTAATGATGCTATTACTGACATTGCATACTCCTTGCTGTGTTATATTTATCATACCTATTCCTGAATTACGTGTACTGGGAGAGTGTAGTTAACTACACTCTCCCAGATAATGGTACTATACCTTACCTTTAATTTCGCCAGTGTTTTGTAATCGTAATGGAATGTAAATAAATTCCACTGCTTTTACTGGTTCTATTGCAATATCTAAATATAATTCACTGCGATCAATTCTAGCAGGTGTATTATTACTAGTATCACATACGACAATAAAGTCATACAAAGCACGTTGTCCAACTAATTCAAGCATTAAACTTTCAACTGCTTGTTTTAATTGATCCCTAGTTATCTTGTCATTGGGTTCAAAGATATAAGGTTTAGACAATTGTGACAATTGTCTACGTAAATATATAACCAGTCTAGCTACATTAATACGATCTAAAGCACTTGCATTTCTAGCACGAGTAAGTTGGCCATAATTAACCAAGCCGCTGCCAGTAATAAATGATAATGGATTAACTTTTATACTAGCTAATGTATCACGTTGTCCAGTATTCAAAGCAACTGCTTGGAATTCACCACCAGCATCAACATAACCAACCGAACTAGCATTGTTTATACCACCACGACGTGTCCCAGCAGGCGCAAACCACGGATAACTTACGTTATCACTTAACGCAATCGTCCGTAACATCATGTGACTAGGTGGAACTACTACATTATTACCAAGATTGTCACTGGAATAACCCCAAGGATAGAAGAAACTCATATATTCGTCGTATGATACCAACCCTTTATCATTATCCTCAAGCGCCAAACTAGTGTTATTGCCCCAATTACTCAGTGAAGTAGCGTCGGCAGTTAATCTAGCTGGGGCATCCGCAACAACAAATGCGGTCAATCCACGATCCGTATTAAGCCCAATCAATTCACCGACCAATTCTGGATATCCAGGACATGCTAACAAATTAAATACTCGACTATCTTCATCCCGAATTTGCTGATTACTGTTAACCAATGCTTGCAATGCTTGTACAACCACTTTACGCTGTGATCTACGGCCAAACGTACCGGAACCGTCTTCTTGATTACCTGCTTCAGTAACCCATTTATGTGGATAGTAATCGTGCATAGGTTCATTATTATTGAATCTTATATTTCTACCTAGTACATCTACATAATTAACCACAAATCTCTTTACATTGTTACCACTTCTGCGCAAATTCCACAATAACATACCCATTGGGTATAACGCAGGATCTGGTGCATCAAAATCAATAAAATTACTAGATAGTAATTCACGAATTGGACTAGCAGTAGCTGATTGACCAGTCACATCCCAACGCACATCATGAAATAATACGCCATTTTCAGTAGTTTGATCACTATTATCAAGCAATACCCACTTAGCAATAACTCTATTATACCGATATATCATTGGATAATTCTCAGTATCAGCAGTACTGACCCATATATCACCATTTGCCAACGGCGTACCATCACTTTGAGTAGTTGGTGGCACAGCTTTAACTAATGGACCAGCCGGGTCTGTATCTGTCTCACCAGAAATACCCGCATGATTCATCGTCACAGCAGTAGCATCTAAATAACCAACCCAAGTAGTACCATTATGAATTAATATATCAACTTCATCAACGATGCTATCATACCACAATTCACCGTCTGGAGTTGATGAAACTGGGGCATCACCAGTTGCAATTGCAAATCCACCTAATTTATCATCAGATAATGATGTCCACAAACTTGCAACATATGAGTTAGGAATACCGGATGGATCAACAAAATAATTTGCAGTAGTTGAAGTCAAAAACAAATGAGATAACAATGGATGAACCGCACCATCAACCAATTTAAAATCACCGCCATTTTCATGACTTATTGATATTTGATTAGTCGCATTAAGCATCGTCGCAACGATATTTGAATCGCTCAGTGAATTTTGCAAACTAGCCAAAATTAACTCAGCTGTAACAATGGCACTTGGGGTGCTACCAATCGTAACACTAATAGTTACCGGAGTTGAATATTCCGCAGTGCCTAACTTGGTCTCAGAAATCGTAAAAGAATAAGTAGCGTTTGCCGCCAATGTACTAGCAGTTATTGGCGCAGATACAATAGTAGTTGTCCCTACTGTACTACGGCGATATAACTTAAAGTTTACCAACGGTGGATTTGATTCTGAATCATTTGTTTTAATATATATAGTGTTTGCTGGTAAATTAATACCACCACCAGTTGAATCAATACCTGCCAATGCCGCTGCATTACTGGAATACATTGGCGCTGGTAGATTTTCCCAGATAACGGAAGTTTTGTTATAACGACGAATAATCCAATCAGCGCCCAAGTTAGGTGAGGTAGTCTTGACCCAAATTGATCCAGTTGGTCGATTGCCAGCACTTGATTTATATTGAGGCACTTGCGTATGTGACCCAATACTCAATGCAACAGCAGCGTATGTACCTGCCGTTAATCCAAGTTTCACAAGCACCACAACATCGCCAGCAACTACAATTGATTCACTACCCGAATACAATTCTAGTTTACCACGCGGAGCAGCTGCGGTAATACCAACTAAAACTAACTTAGTATTAATGTCGGATATTAAAGCATCAAGTGTACCACCAGTTACAAAAGTGCCATTAATACTAATCGTATCACCGGATGTTAACACTGGAGCCGATACCGTACCTAACACAACTGGCCAACTAGCTGCCCATTCTGTAGTACCAACCTCTACCCAACTAACAGGAGTTGCGGTAATTGGTTTTTTGTACCACAATTTAAGTAGTGTACTAACTGCCACAATTGCATAACTACCAGTAGCGCCAAAGCTAGATTTTGGAACAGGCGCCGATGGATAATTATCAACATACACCGATGATGTAATAACAGCTGGCTGTTTGACAGTAAATGTTTGACCACCTATCACCAAAGCGGACGCGGCGTTCCATTCAAAAATGCCAAATTTAGTAGCAGCAGTTTCAAACCAAAAAGTGCCATTGGTAGGATTGCCACTTGGTGGTGTTGTACGTGCTGTCAACTGAGCCAAATCAACATCCGCTCGTACTACATATGCACGATTACTAACTCCTAAATAACTGTATGCCGCTTGTAAGCCATACTCATTCTGTTCACCTGCGTGTATTGGATTATTACTCACATCGGTTATGAATTTTGGAGTACCGAAAGTATCTGATAAATCTTTTTGACTAGTAAGTAAATATACCTTTCCTGCATTTATTTTTAATGTACCGGATGCGGTACCAGTACCAGCTCCGTTTGTTTTATTTTCCTCTGAAGCAATAACAATCATCGGGACAGTTCCCGGTGCCGACGGGGTATAAAAACTTTCATCGACAACTGTTACACTTACTCCTGGTGAGCTAAGTTGAGCCATATTATAATCTCCTAAAATACAAGTTCTGATTGTATTTATAATTTTTGACCCATTTAACTCACGTTACTGCCAGTAAGTCATGAATTTTACGCATATCAAGTGAACTTATTAACCAACTATAGTAGCTACTTGGTTATACAAATCATCAATTGTCCCATTATTATATATCACAGTATCAACAGTCAATCCTACCCACGCCCATTCACTATGATGTATACCAAGTTCAGACAGCCGTGTAGTAGCAGCAATGACTTCATCGGCAGATAATGAACTAGTGGCAATAATAGCATCATTAACCCAGACAGGGGCGTCACCGCGCACCACCTTAATCAATATGCCACCGGCTTCATGAATAGCCTTAAATTCATTTGGGAATCTACAATCAGAAATAACTATATTATCTGCGCTGGTTGATAACTTATGCCCTAGACTGGCAATCCATATATCATCATGAAATGATTTACGACATACATCAGTGCCCCAATATTGCAAGATCCACCGAGGTGTTAAATTTGGCATTTGTAATCTTTCCGACCACCAACCATCGATCTGTTCTCGCCATTCACGAGATTGTTTAGTCCGGCCTTCCAATAATACCCTATCCCAGCCAAAAATAACAGAAATAGCATCTTTTAAACTCGACGCAAATGATTCACGTCTAAAATTATGAAAATTTGCAAGATAATCAGCCACGGTATCTTTACCAGAACCTATCAAACCCACTACTCCAATAATACATTTTTTATTTGTCATAATAACACCATAAATTAAAATTGTTATTATACACTATTTCAAAAAATTGTCAACCAATAATAAATGACACAGGCGTTCCGCCCGAGACATATGATTCCAATTCTTTATCGAGTGCCAATAAATCTTCCTTACCAGAAGTTTTCATCTCAGCACCATTTAGGGTAATGCCACCACCAGTCGGACCAGCGATACTAGCAAATAAACTTCTAGCTTCACCGAGCATAATTTTACATGTCGCCAATGTATAATCACGCAACCATTGCTTGGCATATATGTCAGTAAGTAACACAAAATCTGGACGATAATTATGCGTTTTTAGTAATATTTGTTCACCTTGAGCAAATGGACGTTGGAGAATAGTAAGGATGTGACTTTGTGGTTTCCATTTAAATTCGATATAACTACCAAACATCCGACCAACTAATTTTTGATACCCGGCAAACATTTCATAAGTTGCCAATCCACCCATCATACTACCACTCATCAGGTAAGTATTGGTATATGCCAAGTTAAATGGTTCAAACAATGTACCACCGGCACCCATTCCAGATCGTGAACCAATTGAGCGACGAAATATACTCTGGACCTCAATGATTTCATCAGGTAATCGATATTCATTCTGGTCTTGTGTCAATTCTATAAAACAATAACTTTCCTCAACTGCATTTGAGCTACGTTGCCGATACCGAGTCAATGCCCTGTCTAATGCGGTTTCATAATGTATTGGATCTAAATCGATTGAAATCATACCGTCGCCCAACATAGCTCTTACATATTCAAATACTTTATTTCGTTCTATCAGTGATGTGCTTTCAGACATATTATTAGTTCTCCAACTATATTTATCTGATAAATAAGAATGTAGTTCACGGAACTGTAATTCCCATCTACACTAGCGTATATGGAATACGCTATGAATATTTATGATAATACCACTACCCCCAACATAGTTTTATATAAAACAACACGCAGTTATAAAACTAAAATACTTCGACAAGACTAAATCAAAAGATCCTATCAAATACAAAGGTTCCAGGAACATATTGGAAAAAACATATCAATAAGCACGGAATAGTGTTTGTGGAAACTATTTGGTTATCTGAACCATATACCGATAAAAAATTAATAACTTAACACGCCTTAACTTTTTTCAAAAGAAAATAATATAGTTGATTCCACTGAATGGGCTAATTTAATATTAGAAAATGGATTAGCTGATCGTGGAATAAAAGGAAGTCCCGGAATTATACCATCAGCAGAATCCCGTGCAAGAATGTCTGCTGCACAACCAAACATATCAGCAAAAACCAAAGCTAAAATGTCTAAACCTAAATCAGCAGAAACTAAGTTAAGGATGTATAAGGCGGCCAAAGAAAGAGTCTATGCAACAATAACATGTCCATTCTGCGAGATAGCTGGCAAAGGTAGCAACATGACACGATATCATTTTAATAAATGTAAGCAAAAAATTGATAAATATCATAACACTACAGGAATTAACAAATGCCCAGATTAAGTCTATACCAGCCAGAGAAAGGAAACAATTATCGATTTATTGACAGAAACATATCTAGAATGTTTCAAGTTGGCGGAACTGATGTATACATTCATAAATTTCTAGGACCAAAATTAATGACAGATGGCACTGCCGACCAACCGGTATACGATGCGGTCAGGGAAACAAACATCCAAGATTTACTATTTTTAGAAAACCGTGATAGAAAATATGATCAAGAAATATATAAGATTCGCGGAATTTATAATGTACAAAATGTTGATTTTAACTTAAGTCAGTTTGGACTATTTATAGATAATGATACATTATACATGTCAGTTCATATCAATGATTTTATCACATATATAGGCAGAAAACCAATAAGCGGTGATGTTATAGAACTACCTCACCTAAAAGATGATTTTGCGCTTAATGATTTTGACATAAGTTTGCCTAGATATTATGTCATAGAAGATGTAGGTAGAGCAAGTGAAGGTTTTTCTGCTACTTGGTATCCACATTTATATAGATTAAAAATTAAAAAAGTAACGGATAGTCAACAATTTTCCGATATCCTTGATCAACCAGCTGGAGAAGCAACCGACGTAACATTACGTGAATTGCTAAGCACTAGAAATAAAGAATTAGAAATTAATGATGCTATTTTGAACCAAGCCGAAGCTGAGGCACCCAAAAGCGGTTACGAAACTAGACAATTTTACACATTAGCAGTAGATCCACTAACCGGATTACCAGTTATCAATACAACAGATATGACAACACTTGATGCTAGCAATGCTTCATACCATGCCAGTGAAAACAACGGAAGACCTGTTAGATCCGGTTATACTGGATATCTATTGGGAGATGGTTTTCCAGACAATGGTTATGATTTTGGTCATGGAATACAATTTCCCATGTCAGCTGGAAAGGATGATTTCTTTTTACGAACTGATTTTATACCAAATAGATTATTCAGGTTTGATGACATTAGCTGGGTTAATGTAGAAGATGTCACTAGGACAACTATGACCAACACTGATACTAGAGATACTCTTAAAACAGGCTTTATCAATAATACCAATTTTACATACGTTGAAGCAATGGGCAGCGATTTAATCTTCCTAACTAAGGGAGATTCAATTATTGAAACAAATATGATCGTAGTGGATGCATTATATATTGTGTTGAAATTAGGCCCAATGGTGCTTGATTATGTCATTTCCGATTATGATAATATAATCGAGATTTACAACACGAATAAACTTAAAATTAATTTACCGGATGAACAAACTATCCCGGAAAATGGTCAATGGACGATTACGTTTTACAACCATCGCGAAATGCAACGTCAAAGTTTATCAAAAATATTAAAACCACAGGCAGATTTATAATGCAACATTTTTACGATTCACAAATAAGAAGATATCTAACACAAACAATCCGAGTCTTCAGTAATTTCACTGTTAAACATGGTGATGGCTCATTGCATCGAGTACCAGTGATATACGGTGATGCTGATAGACAAGTTGCTAGTATAATTAGGCAAAATTCTGAAAATAAAATAAACTCAGTACCAAGAATAAGTGTATATATTACCGGATTGGCACTTGATCGTGAACGATTGTCAGATGCCACTTTCGTAAGCAAAGTTCATATCAGGGAACGCGGTGTTGATGACACTAGTTACAATAATACTCAAGGTAGAAATTACACAGTAGAACGTCTAATGCCTACCCCATTTAAGTTATCAATGAAGGTTGATATATGGACTGCCAATACTGACCAAAAATTACAATTATTAGAACAAATTTTAGTATTATTTAACCCCAATCTAGAATTACAAACAAATGACAACTATATCGATTGGACTAGTTTGACAATACTGGCGTTAAATGACATTACTTGGAGTAGTAAACAAGTACCAATTGGAGTAGACACACCAATTGACATAGGCACACTGACATTAGGCACACCAATATGGATTAGTCCACCAGCTAAACTTAAACATTTAGGTGTTATCACTAACATAATCGCCAACGTGTTTAGTACCTTTGACAATAGCTCAACATACATCGAGGGACTTGACCTAGCTGGTGCAACGGCAGCTGGTCAAAATGCGCTACTTAGCGACCTTATCGCAGTTATACCTACTACAATTAGCAATTTTAACATTCAGGTATATGATAATAAAGTAGTCTTAATAAATCCAACCGAAAGTGTTATCCCACGAGAACCATCAATTCACATTGGCATACGGCAAGGTCCGCCATTAAATTGGCAAGTATTATTAGATCAATACCCCGGTCAATTCGCGGGTGGTTCCAGCAGAATATTTCTCACACAACCAAATGGTTCATCAATTTCTGGAACCGTGACACTTGATGCGTTAGATAATACCACATTACTAGCATCATGGGACATTGATTCACTAATCCCAAATACTGGCATTGATTCAAATGGTAACCTAGACACTGATGTTAATTTCAATCTGTCAACTAGTGTTAGACCAGCTAGTCCAGGCACATTTGATGCAATTATTGACCCAACTAAGTATAATCCAAAAAGACCATTGAAAGAAGCTATAGACCAAGCAATTATAATTGGCATTAGATATTTGTTAATTGAAGACATCGGTGATATTACCAACTCCGATGGCGCAGACTCATGGAAATCAATAGCCAACACTGATCTTATTGCGCATACCAATGATATAATTGAATGGAATGGCATCACATGGCACATTATATTTAACGCTGCGCAAGAGGCCGACACCATGATTTGGCAAACAAATACGTACACGGGAGTACAATATGTATGGAATGGCATTGCATGGGTTAAATCATTTGAGGGCACTTATATGAAAGGTAGTTGGCGATTAGAACTATAACTGACGCAATAGTATGCAGTGGAGCATTGTTATATGCCAAAGATACACATAGAATTTTGTTGATTCAAAAAGCCACCGGTAAGCACCAAGGGCGATGGGGACTTGTCGGTGGCACGAATTTGATCAATGAAAATCCTTGGCAGGGATTACAACGAGAAATCGAAGAAGAAATTGGATTTTTACCCGACATTTCAAAAACCCTTCCGTTGGAGAAGTTTGTTTCAAATGACAGTATATTCAATTTTCATACATATTTTTGTATACTAGAACATGAATTTATGCCAATACTGAGTGAAGAACATTTTGCCTGGGGGTGGTTCAATCTAGCAGCATTACCAAAACCAGTACACCGTGGATTAGAACTCAGCTTACGCAATAGAATTATCCAAACAAAAATACAAACAATCATTGATATAATTGAGTGTCTTTAAAAATACCAGCAGTACGACGCATCAACTAAATATTCAATACCACAATAAGGAATTAAATAATGAGGGGAATTAATTTAACATTCAAATACACAAATGATTTTAAAGAAGAAGCATACATCATGGTAATGAATGAAGATGGAATTGCTAACGAAATTTATGATGACGACTTTAACTGGCCTGATTCAAAAATAGCATATAGTGTACATGAACAGCAGCAAATTGACTATGTCAATCAAAAATTGACTGAAAATCTTCATGAAACTTTGACTAATGCTGAAATTGTACTATTATTAAATCCACTTACTGGCAAACGCTCCGAAGCATCACCAACTGAATTACAAAAATTAGCTGGTTTTATTGTTGAAAAAACAGATTACCTATCATGAATAGATACAGTTACGTACTAAAAATAAAAAATGCCATTGTACCAAAAAAAATTATTGGATTGTTTCCATACGGATTACTGATAGATCCCACTAATTCTAGTATAAAAAATGAACAACTAACATTTTTTGATAATAGCACTGAATTTTTTAAAAAATTAATAGAAAAAAATATATCAGTGGTATTGTTTATTAACCAATTTAAAAAACAACCAGCAAGCTTTGATGAGTTAAAAAAATTCATTGAAGCAGTTGAGGGATATATTTCACAACAAGGCGTATCAATATCTGGTATGTATTGGTCACCCGGATATGAAAAGACTGATCCATTCGTGGTACCTAACCCAGGCATGTTTCATCGAGTATCTGAAAACACCAACCTCGTATGGGATAACATAGATGTACTTTCAGATAATGATGATGATTTGTTAGCAGCCAGTGAAGTACAAGCAACCCCTGTTTATATTGGCAAGCCGCATGTTAAATGGCAATCATATAATTCAATATTAGATTGGATTGACCAACAACAATAATTACAAAAAAGGGGCGCAATGCCCCTTTTCAATCAATTAGTCAATGACCGATTAGTAAGATACATATCCAAACCATCCATAGTAGCTGGATCATCAAATAAGCAATAAGGACGCCACGGATTTGTCTTGGCAAACGCACTAGTTACCAAATCAAACGCAATGCTAATTCGCAAAGCTGTGCCATTATACACAGAACTTTCGTGTGGAACATAACTTGGAAACATCACAATTGTTCCTTTTTTTGTTGGTATCATATCAGCGAAATCAAGCTTAAGTGGGTTGATTAATTTTAAATGAGTATCGACCGTTGTTAAATAATATGTCCCACTAAGATACGCATCTGCACTATTTTGATGATAATGTTGTGATATCCATTGACTATTTCGCAACACATTTGCCCAACCATGTATGTATATTTTTACTCTTGGGTAATTCATTTCTTTAAGAAATATTAAATATTGTTTTCGTATTATGTGAAATAATTTTTCCATAGTGGATGTCATAGCAAACCTAACCAAATGTTCACCATCAAGTACCGATTTATCCCAAAATATGCTATGCTGTTTCCAATGCTGCGTATATGGATATGGGTCCAACACACTTCGAGGAACTTCTGATACCAATGTTTCATTTGTTATCTGTTCTTCTAACTCTAATATCTCAGTTACAAGTTCACCAATTAATTCATCATTCCCATCAGCGGCAATGTAAAATGGCGCTTGTAAATTAGGTGCAAACTTAGTATTAGGTCTTTCACTACTGAGCCATTTAACACCCATCGTTACGGCGCAACTACGTCAGCGGTCACTCGTGGAATAGTTAGTAATTTACCAATCTCTGGTAGATATAGGTACATCAATTCACTCCTGCGTAATGTATCCAATGCATCAGCAATTGTCTCAACCAACGGCTCACCACCTAAATTAAAACTAGTATTAAATAAGATTGGCACCCCAGTAATATTTTTAAATTCAGTAATTAACGAGTAATAGTGAGAATTTTGGTCTGCGGTAACTGTCTGAATCCGGCATGTTCCATCAACGTGAATGATACTTGGGATACTTTCCGCTACGCCATCAACACAATTTACTGCATACATCATATATGGCGTATTTTTCATCCCGCGCAAATCAAACCACTCATGAACATTTTCTTCCAAAATAGTACCAGCAAATGGCCGAAACCATTCTCGATGTTTAACTTCATTAACTATGTCTTTACCATCTTTAACTCGTGGATCAAATAAAATACTACGATTTCCCAGGGCACGAGGTCCGGCTTCAGAACCACCTTGGTACATGCATACGATATTTTCTTCACTCAACAGCTTGGCAATATCAATGGCGGTAACATCAATACTTGATTCACCATCTAGCAAATCAATAGCATAGCTGCCATATTTTTCAAAATAATTGGGTCCATAATAGATATGCTTATGTGGACGTATGACATTATCATTGGTACTATCATGATACACTAATTTTGCGGCACCAATACAAGTACCACCATCATGCGAAATTGGTTCAATATATAAATTAATACCAGCCGGTAAATTTGCCAAATACTCATAATTACCAACACAATTGAGACCGAATCCCCCAGCAATAACAACATTTTTTTCACCAGTTCTCACAGTAGCATCTAAAATTAATTTGACTATTTGTTTTTCACATTCATGTTGAACTGCGTATGCCAAATCCATTTTAGCTTCAAGTGTGTCATTATCTAATGCTGGGAAGGTAACTTTATCAATATATGCACCATTTGGATAATTAGGCGTAAATAAATTGCGATTACTTAAGTTACGTCCTGCTTCTCCCATGAATATTTCTGGAATTTTATCATTTGGTTGTCCATATGAAGATAATCCCATTGCCTTACCGGCTTCAATAAAGCCAAATCCACAATAATCAGTCATTGCTTCATAACATTTAGTAATACCAGCATGGTCAGAAAATAATACATCATGCAAGTCTTCAGGTTTTCCTCTGTTATCATGAGGTACATTATATTTTGCGTAAGCTACCCGTGGCCCACGCACACCTATATGTTTATACTTAGTTGAAAATTCAGCTGGGTATTTTGCTGAGAAAATTGTTTCCAATTCCCAACCAGTATCACCAGAATCACCAAGTGGAATAAATGTCCCCGCACCATCTATTATCAAACAAGCTGCTGTTTCAAATCCACTATTGTAGAATGCACACGCAGCATGCAATTCATGATGAATATGCCCTAAATCAATAACCTGTGGATGAGTTGTTCCAGTAATATTTTGACTTATAAGACCTAATTTTCTTGCCCACCCAGTATACATGTCATCACCAGTAAAGTCAATTTTTCCAGCTTGCTCCAATGGTTGAGTATGTGCCACTACTAAATAATCAAGTTTATCAGTATATTCTTTAATTTTCAACATACCAGCCAATGGGCCACCATCATATTTTCGTCTAGATAACCGTTCTTCCTCAATATAAAAAACAATTTCACCATCTTTTAATAAACAGGTAGCCCCGTTATGCCCGCGTGTAATACCTGCAATCCATTGTGTCATTTAAGTTTCCTCGCAATATCGTTCGTTATATTAGTGTACAAATTTTCAAATTCCGCATCAGTCAATGACAGTGCTTGATCATTTAATCTATCTGCCATACATACGTTAAAATCACTAATTCGTATAGGCGCATATCGTTTAACAAAATTTGGCTTTTTCCAAATATTAAAGTAATTTGGATATGTAACATTTACCGCATAGGTACTTCCCAATATTACGGTTCCCGGAGTTCCAAAGGCATAAGCAAAATGTTGCCCCACACTATCACATCCGATAAAATAATCAGCAATTTCAATAACTGCTGCCCACTTTCTCAAATCAAGATTCTTAGGATTTATAGCAAATGTATCACCAGTAGTCGGAAATTCACTCATGCATAATACATTATAATCTTCTCGCAATTTTTCAACAAGTTTTAAATAATCCTTTTGTTCTAAACTTCTAGACCCAATATCGGCAATTATATCAGTTTGATCACTACTGACAGCACCCCTACCATATGGCTGAATGACAATAGTCCGGTCTTTGCCATGATCTTTTTTGGCAATATTTATGGTTGCTATTGCGTATAATTCTTCCTCTTTGCTTAAATAAATTTTAGGAAGAGGCAAGTCTCTGATTTCTTTGTGATTATTAATTTGTTTGTCGAATGATTGTGATATACTACAGCGTTGATTATAATAATCATAATCGCGATATGGCTCAGTGGTGATAATTTCACCATGTTTTATTACTGTCTCAAATAATCCCTTGTGATTTACATCAAAAGCTTTGTCCTGCAATAGTGGATTACCGAAAAATAAATCTAAACCTGATTCACATACTATATAAAAATCATCATGATAAGTAGCATATAGCTCTAGCGCGGGTAACGCACTGACAACTCGACCAGTTCCGCCATTAATAAAAAAAACTTTGTGCATAAATTTTAGTCCTATAAGTGTTTATGATTATAAATCTATTTATAGGACTAAAATTAAGGTAGTTTATTTTATGATATTTTATGATAGATAGGGAACTATTTTAATAATAGTTCCCTATGTTGACAGCTAACTATTTGGCGCTAACCTAGATAGATATAATAATTGCAAATGCTCAGTTGGCAACTGCGGCCATTGTATTAACCGCAAGTCACTAAGTTCACTATTTACACTTGGAATATCCCTAAGCAATTGCTTGTAATCAGTCCATAATAGTCGCATACTTGCCGGACTATCAAAATTGTAGAATGTTTCAGCCTGAAGTAATAATTCATCTCGGTGATTACGCACATCAATCCATGTCACAGCCAGTGGTTTTTCATTTCCTATAGTCATCAGTAATACACCCGTATATACCCTGGGGCGCCATTGCCACCAGCCGTTGCCAAGCCAGTGCAGCAGGTAGCAGTACCACCGCCACCGCCACCCCCTGGGAAATTACCAGGCGGCGCTGCTTTTCCACGTTCACACAATAAATTACTAGCATTAGTCGAACAACTATAATTCATACCAACGTTATACGCAGTGCTATTACTGCATGAACCACCACCTGGTCCATATACCCCATCAGAATTTCGACAAGTAGTATTCCATTTTAAATATTGGCCGCAATTTAAAACAGTGCCCCACATAGTCCGATCACCACCGAACGCTGTGCCACCTGATGAATTATGCTGATTGTTCACAAGGTTGGAACTGCAATTTGCAAAAGTCACGGTCGGCTTAGCTCGTAGATCAACCGAATAATTGGTTTGTCCATATGCTAAGCCACTGTCACCGGTGATCGTAGAAGTGCCGCATCCAGGTGACGCAAGTGGGGTAGTAAATGTAGCAGCACTGCCACCACCTGCATCTATACAAAAATTACCATTTCGTTTTACATAAGAACAGCTACCTTGCGGAGTCGCACATGACCACCCAACGTAATTGTTTGATGAACCACCACTCTGACCCATCACTCCACCAGCGCCAGCGCACAATGTTATTAAATCATCCGGTAGTACTGGAATTGTACGTTTTACATATGTACCACCACCACCACCGCGACTTGGATTTGTAATGACCGTTGATGATCCACTACCGCCACCTGCACCAGCTCCCCACAATTCAACTGTGATACTACATACACCAGCGGGTACCGTCCATGCACAACACGAACCAGATGGCACATATACGCCCTGAACACAGCGGTCGTTAAATTCACCCTGTGTCAAATTTGGAGTACATCCATATATCTCCAATGACCGCATACATTGTGGTACAGTAGTGCAAACACTACCACCAGATAAATTACAGCATTGAAATGGCATAGCACAACAGGCAGACCGTTTAACGATGCAAATTTGATAAGCCATATTAATTCCTTTAATTCAATTTATTTTTACTAGTTTTACTAGCAATTGGTTCTGCCGTATACCACACACATTTCTTAGCATCAGCAATCGCAATACCTGCTCGTGCACTCACTGGATATGGCGGTATATAATCATTCCAAAAGACCGTAGTTGGCGTATTTCCTGCCGCACTTTCTCTAGCTGGTAAATCACGCAATAATTGACGATATTCCAGCCATTGTGTTTTCAGCGGATCTGGGGTGTCAAAATTAAACATAGTATCACTTATGGCCAACATTCCATTTCGGCGAAGTTTAATATCATCCCACGTAATAGGCGGCAATGGCTCAACTATCACTTCTTGTTTGTCCCAATCCCATCCAATGACTTTCATGTCCCACAACTCATGCGTTTGATCCACCAATGACCCATCAACGCACAAATGCCATAGATTAGATCCCGGCAATACTTCGACGTAATCTCGATACATACCGAGTACTTCTGCTCGATTATGCACTGGCAATTCTGATTTTTTAAATGTCACAGGTTCAATATATCCTGGATTTGGGCTATCAGCAAACCATATTATCTTATATAACTGTTCATTTTCCAGCTCAAGCTGCTCAGCTTCATCACTGGGTATATTCAATTCTAAATTATTCATCATGTGTCCTTACATCCAAATTCTTATTGCGCCAGGTGCACCATTGCCACCGCATGGTGCTATCCCAATACAGCAGCAACTTGCAAACCCGCCTGTCCCGCCACCGCCTGGAAATACTCCATAATAGCCACAAATACCACCTGCTCGGCCAGTGCAGCATAAATCTTGATATTTACTAGCACAATCATATGCTAGATATATATTTCTGCCACCAAATGGTGAACTGCCACCCCATGTATACCTATTCAAATAGGTATCGTTATAAGAGCCACCATCAGACCCCCTGACATTAACATCGCCACCAGTACCTGCCCATCCACCATTTGGTGAAACTGTCGTCATACTAGATATCCGTGATTCCCCACCATACCCACCTTCGGCACATAAATTAGCTAGTCCAGTACCAGTAATATAAGTAGTACCACCACTTGCACCACAACAACACGTCGCACTCGTAGCATTACTTAATAATGTACCTAAGCCACCTCCGGCACCTCCGGCACCAACACATATGGTGTAACATGTGCCAGCAGTAACGGCCAATGTTTTCCTAGCATACGCGCCGCCACCGCCACCATTACCAATCGTATCGCATTGGCACATAACTGCCGAACCGCCACCGCCACCGCCACCCCATATTTCAATGACAACTGATGACACACCAGCTGGAACATTCCATTGACAGGATACGCCAGATCCTGGCCCACATGTGCCAGTACCTCCTAACCCACCCGTAAGCTGAAGAACACATGTTCCTTGCGTTTGTAAACTAGTTTGTTGACAGGTCCACTGAGTATGTGCGGTACCATCAGTATAAACCACTTGTGTATTATATCTTCCCATAATTATTCCTCAATACCATATCCTGACTAACCCGCTACCGCCACATGCGCCGCAACTAGCGGTAGTAGTTGTACAGGCTGCTGAACCACCACCACCTGGGAAACCACCACCATCTGCGGTAGCAGATAAGAAAAAATACCCACCAATACCACCATTAAATGATGATGATCCACCTCTATTAGACATTAATGCGCAACTACTTGCGTTAATAACATTACCACCTTGTCCCCCAGTTACTATATAATTATTACTGTATCCCAACCAATTGGTACTAACCGCCGATGGAGTTGTTAACGTATTAAGCCCAATTGATCCTTGCGGCGTTACTGAACACCCAGGCGTTCCTCCTGCCGCGCATAAAAATGTACTAGTATTATAGCCAGACATGTAGGCGGTAGTTCCGGCTGTGCCAGCAGTGCCGCAGCATCCATAACAGCCGCCAATACCGGCACACACCGTATAAACACACCCTGGCGCAGTTGGAATAGTAGCTGCAGAATAACCACCACTACTGCCGCCGGTACCAGATACGCAAGTAGCACCAGAACCGCCGCCACCACCACCGCCACCTGGTCCCCATAATTCAACAAATATCGACGACACACCTGGCGGCACTGTCCACGCACACGCAGTAGTGATATTTGCCTGACATTTGCCATTTGCTGGTATGACACAGCAATCCTGTGTCATACCATAACTCATGCACATTGCTTGATCCGGTATATAAGAACAGAAAGTATCTATTCTATCCGGCAGTTGTTGATACCGAGCCATGTTACACGCCCTCCTGAATACCAATTGCCAATGCGGTAACTTGTGAAATATTGCTAGAAGCATATAGATATGTATTAGGCGGCACGATAATGCCGGTTCGCTCTAATACCCCAGTACCGGCAATTAACGCATCATATTCTAAGAAATCAGTAAAGACTGGTTGACCATTTGCCAGTAAAACATTACCGCCTATTGCATATGCGGAAGTTAACTGCTGAATATTACCACCTGGCGTTGAACTCAACACAAATTGATTATTACTAACAACTGCTTTAACATAATAAGCCGACACCATGAAAAATGAAGGGGTCGCAGCCGCAGCAGCAATCGTGGCTAGTACCACTGCAGTCCCACCAGGCGTCAAACTAACAGTAAATTGAGTGTTACTCGCTACTGCCAAAACATAATATGTCTGAAAAGCGGTTAATCCACCCCACGTCGTACCCAAAAACACGACAGGTTGATTGACCAATAACGTAGCAGTATTTGACACTGTCACATAGTTGGAAGTGATTGTCGTATTCGTTACGATAAATGGCAAATTAGTCACTGGAAATGTTTGAAGATTTCCAAAACCCACCCCGGTAAATGTCACTAATTGGTTTGCCGCTAAATATGCAGTTGAACCGCCAGTTGATAATGTACAAATATTACTTTGTATTATAACTGCCCCATTCACTGTTGACACAGTAGTTGCGGCACCACCAATGACTGGGGTGATACTAAATGTATATGGACTCTGAACTGATTGTACATAATATACATTGTACGGTAAAATAGCCGTACTATCACTAGTCACAACTTGCGCTGTCATTATGTTAGAAGTAGTTCCCCAACTAATAGCCACCCCACCAACGGTCGCACTAAGTGTAAATGTATTAAATGAAGGAATACTTTGTACATAATAATATACATCGGGTTGGATACCGCCAATAGTATAGCCGGTAAACATCAATGCTTGGTTAATGACTAATACACCGGTGTTTCCAGTAGTAGTCAACAACGTTCCATTACAACTCGTAACAATAATAGTTGCTCCAGTAAAAATAATTGGAGCTGCTGCAATTAAACTGGTAGTACCAGTACTACCAGTACCAGTTTGACCAGTACTGGCCATAAGTGTCATGTAACCAAAATTGGTAGTTAATGTAAAAGCAACAGCAGAATATTGAGCAGTAGTAACAGTGAATGTAGTTGGACTTAATATCGTATTGACATAATACGTGGCATTCGCTAATATATTTCCAAATGTGGTACCAGTAGCATACATTGGCATACCAATCGTTAAATTAGCCGTTGACGGTTGTATAGTAACACCTATGTTAGTTAATTGCGCAGCCGATACCATAGTCATATTACCAGTTGCACCAGTCAATGTCAATACAGTGCCACCGGATGTAGCACTCACACTAAATGTAGTTACACTCGTTACTTGTAAGACATAATAAGTAACTCCGATAACCAACGCAGAATCAAATGACGTTCCAGTAAACACAATTGGTAATCCAGTATATATATTATAAGTATTACCGGTAGTAGTAATTGAATTGGTAAACATTTGATTAGTCCCAGTGATCGTAAGCATTGTAGTACTACCAGAAGTTACTCCCTGCACATTTAGAATGGCCTGCTGCCCACCCCAACTATTAGCAATAGTAAATTGGGTATTATTTAAAATAGACAATATATAATACGTCATACCATTTGTCAATCCAGCAAAGCCAGAACTAAACACAATCGGCAAGCCAACTGATAAAGTTGCGGTCGAAGTACACGTCAAGATATTAGTAGTTGAAGATGCAGCAGTAATTACGATCGGAATATTACCAGCAGTTAATAAATTGCCAACTGTTAATATATTTCCAGCTGCCGAAGAACCAACTATCGGAAATGATTGATTAATAAAAACATTTGATACTTGGATAGGCAATGTACCCACTGTGTAACTCATGGGTTTTTGATACGAACTGTATGCGGCTGTCGCCAATGGATAAACCGCACCAAATGGCTGAGTTGACACAGTAAAGGTATACAATGATGGTATACTCTGAACGTAATATGTCATGCCAGCAACTATGCCACCGAAGACTGTACTGCCTGAAACATTACTTGAAAATGAAATAGCCTGATTGATCCACAAGTTAGTAACTGCTTGATACATTGATATCGACAAACTACTACCGTAAGTCAGCGATAATGTTGGACCGCCTAACACAGCTGACACGGTAAACGTAGTAGCAGATGGTACACTGGCAATATAATAAATAGTACCAATGACCAACCCATTAGCAGTAGTACCAAACGTAACTGGCATACCAAGTGCTAACATATAAGTATTATAACAACCAATTAAATTTGTACCATAGTAGGAGGTAGATGTAACAATTGTTGACTGAACAGTTAATAAATTACTGGTAGTAGTAGTGTTAGATATCAATGACAATTGGATCGGCCCATAAGCCATTACCATAGTACCAGACGATGTTGCCAACGTCAATGCAGTACCAGAATATCCAATTGACTGAGCCACTGACACAGTAAAGGTAGTAGTACTAACTATCGAATTAACATAATAAGTAGTTGAATACCCAACATTACCAAAAACTGCTCCAAATGCCACAATTGGTTGACCAATTACTAAGTTAGTAGTAGATGGATTCATTGTCAAGGTACCCGATGCCGTCACTAATGCAAAAACAGCACCACCATAAGTAGTTGACATTGTAAATGTAGTACTATTCACGATGTTTAATACATAATAGATTGTTCCAGCCACGATATTACCAAATGCCGTACCGGTAAATACGATCGGCTGTCCATATACCAATACATCAGTCGCATTACAAGTGATAAAATTTGTACCAATGGCCGTGACACTAATCGTAATAGGTGACGTAGTAAGTACATTAGTCGTCACGGTAGTTGCCGAAATTGGCAATGATGGAACCGGTGATATGACAGTGGCATTAAGTGAACCAGTCCCAGCAGTCAATGCCACTATATTTGTATTACCATTGTTCGGCGCTGCTATTATGTTGGAAACGATAATAGAGGTGAGACTTGGTATACTTTGTATGTAATATATAGAATTTACCGTCAATCCACCAAAAGCGACGAAAGTGCCAGTCATCGTACCACCACTTGTACCTAATACAAATGCTGTACCATTATACCCAGCTGAGATAACAAACGTTGTTCTGGATAGTACACTGTTAATATAGTAAGTAGTACCAGAAACTATGTTACCAAAGCCCGTTCCAGTAAATACAATCGGCTGATTAATTATCCAACCAGTAGTTGATTGCGTCACAGTAACACTACCACTCGCAGTTACCAATGAAACTACTGCTCCATTTAATAGCAGCGACACCGTAAATTGGGTAGAATTCACAATAGTTTGAACATAATATATAGTATTTGCTAATAAATTACCCAATGATTCACTAAAAACGACGGACTGACCAACTAATAAAGTAGCAGTACTGCTGGCAGTAATTGTATTAGTACTTATTGTCGTGGCAGTAACTGTCACGGCAGCTAATGTGATAACATTACCAGAACTACTAGCATTTGCTATAGTAACAGGAGCCAATGTACTGGAAAATATAATTGGCTGGCCTATCGTTAAAGATGAGGTTGATTGTTGAACATTAATAACCCCACTAGCAGAGCTTAATGACACCGCTGTACCATATAATGCAATAGAAACAGTGAACATAGTACTACTAGGAATAGTCAATACATAATAGATAGTATTTCCCAATAAATTACCCAAATTACCACTGAAAACAACAGCTTGCCCAATAACCAACGTACTAGTACTGATACAAGTGATTAGATTAGTCACAGTGGATGTACTCGATATTGCAATAGGTGTAGTAGTAATCGAATTTATAGAAATCACACTAGTGGACATCGGGGAGTATGGCATTAACCCAGTCGCAGTTGCCAATACAAATACACTTCCACCAGGCACAGTTGATACTGTAAACGTCGAACTAGATACAATATTTAATACATAATAGGTCGTGCCAGCAATGATATTACCAAACGTGGTACCACTAAATATAATTGACTGATTAAGTAATAAGTTCGTAGTTGCTTGCTGAACACTAGATGTAGTTACTGCAGTGCTCAATATAGCCTGTGGCCCGTTTGGCAACATTGAAACAGTAAATGTTAAGGAACTAGGTATACTCTGAACATAATAAATTACCCCACTAGTTATCCCACCATACGTGCTATTGAATACCACTGGCATATTAACTGACATGAAATAAGTACTAGCACAGGTTATGATATTAGTACCAGCAGCTGTTGCAGAAACGGTAATAGCATATAACGTAATAACATTGGTAGTAATTGTAGTATTACTAGCAACCATCGTTTGTGCTGGGCCACCAAATGCCATAGTACCAGTTGCAGTCGTTAATATAAATACTGACCCACCAAATGACTGCGACACAGATAACTGTGTCAATGACACAATCGATCGTACATAATACGTAGTACTAGTAACAAGATTACCAAATCCCGTTCCAGTAAAAAATAATGGCTGATTTATTACAAGTGCTGCGGTTGACTGTGACACGGTAATACTACCAGTGGCAGTTGTTATTGAATATACCACACCATTAAACGTAGACGACACGGTAAACTGCGTTATACTATTAATAGTTAATACATAGTATGATACATTAGCAACCAGTCCACCTAACGCCCCGCTGAATACCACTGGCTGACCTATCGCCAATGTTAGCGTACTAGTAGCAGTAATTAAATTAGTACCAGTAGTAGTCGCAGACACTGCTATTGACGCAGTCGTTAATACATTGGCGGTAACAGTAGTATTCGAAATAGTTATAACAGGCACAACGGCAGTTACATTCGCGGTCATCAGGCCATTAAAATTAGTCAAAATAAATGGTCCACCACCATACGTCGCGGATATACTAAAAGAGGTATCATTCGTAATATTTTGAACATAATAAGTAGTTCCAGCAATTATGCCGCCAACAGTTGATAAATTTACCGACATCGTTCCACTAGCAGTTGCTAATACGAACACAGTTCCATTAATTGAAGTTGACACGCTGAACGAAGTACTTGACACCAAATTTTGAACATAATACGTAGTACCAGCAACTATATTACCAAAAGTAGAACCTGAAAAAACAACTGGCTGATTGATTGCTAAACTGCTGGTCGCATGTTGAACATTAATACTACCAGTGGCAGTCGCTAATTCAAATACAGTACCAGAAACCACAGTTGACACGGTGAACTTGGTTAAATTTGAAATACCTCGAACATAATATACAGTTCCGCCAATTAAGTTACCCAATGATCCACTAAACACAACCGGTTGATCTACCACTAAAGTGCCGGTATCAGTTACCGTGATCAAATTAGTACCAGTCGTGGTGGCAGTTACTGCCACTATTGCACTAGTAACTACATTAGTTGTATGTGTCGTATTACCAATCGTCAATGGCAATGCCGCCGACGCAAATATAATAGGCTGATTCAGCGACAACCCACCAGTTGACTGCGACACAGTGATATTACCAGTGGCAGTCGCCAATGAATAGATCGAACCACCCGATATTGCAGATACAGTAAATGTTGTAGTAGATGGTATGGTCAATACGTAGTATATAGTACCAGTAACCAAATTGCCCAATTTGCCATTGAATACAATAGCTTGTCCGATAGCCAGTGTGCTTGCATTTGCAACAGTTATTACATTTGTCACAGCAGTAGTAGCAGTGACAGCAAGTGCACCAATAGTTAAAATATTAGTATTGGCAGTTACTGATGGGCCAACTATCACTCGCATATACCCAGTTGCTGATGTTAATGAAAATTGCGATCCACCTGGGGTAGTACTAACAGTGAAGGCGATATTAGACACAACGCTGTTAACGTAATACGTAATATTAGCAGATACTCCGCCAAAAATTGGCATACTACTAGTCATTGTACCAGTTGCGGTCACTAAGGCAAACGCAGAACCACCTGGCATAATTGACACGGTAAATGTCTGTGCAGTTGGTACGCTTTGTATATAATAAATAGCACCAGCAATGATATTACCAAAGGTAGTACCAGCAAATACAATTGGCTGATTTAAAACTAACCCAGTAGTAGCACCAGATACACTCATTGTGCCACTAGCGGTACTTAATACAAAAATTTCACCATTCAAAGTGGCTGATATGACAAGTGTGGTACTAGATGGGATTGCTTGTATATAATAAATAGTACCAGCTACAATATTACCAAATGCAGTACCATTAAACACAATGGGTTGCCCAACTGTCAGGGTGGCAGTACTACTCATTGTCACTAAATTGGTAGCAACGGCAGTGGCAGTAACTGCCACTATTGAATTAGTTATAACATTAGTGCCAACTGTCGTATTACCAAGCGTTAATGAATAAGTTGGAATTGTGACACTTGCTACCATAACACCAGTAGCAGTTGCCAACGAAGTAATACTACCATTTACAGTAGAAGATACAGTAAATGATGTGTTTGAAACCACACTTTGTATATAATAATTAGTGCCTGCTATTAAATTGCCATATACCGATCCACTAAATGTAACCAATTCATTTACAATTAAATTAGTAGTTGCCTCTTGGTAATTAATACTACCAGCAGCAGTATCTAACGCAAATACCACTCCACTAAAGGTGGCAGATACAGTAAATTGAGTACTAGTAGGGATACTTTGAACATAATAAATTGTACTACCAATTAAATTTCCTAATGATCCATTAAATACAACCGGTTGACCGATAAATAATGAGGTCGTATCAGTTGCAGTGATGACATTTGTACCAGTAGTAGTTGCAGTAATCGGTATCGCACGAGTAGTTACTACATTGGTACCAGTTGTAGTATTGGCTATGTTATATGTTTGCGCTGGAGTACTACTAGAAAAGACAACCGGTTGATTAACACCAACGTCAGTGGTCGATTGCTGAACAGTTAATAAACTGCCACTTGCGGTAGATAGTACTAGCACTGGGCCATTAATATTAATAGATACCGCAAAAGTAGTTGAACTATTGACCGTTAATATGTAATAAAGTTGGTTGGCCACAATATTACCAAATACCGTTCCTGCAAAAACAACTGGCATACCAACATAAAATCCAGCAGTAGACACCACGGTAATTAAATTAGTAGTAACGGTAGTATTAGTTGTTTGAACAACGGCAGTAGTCAATTGATTACTACCAGTCGTGGCACTTGCAATATTTAATGATTGCTGTGTACTTAGTGTAACGTTACCAATGGCATCACTCAATGGAAATGCTAATCCAGAAACATATGCCGACACACTGAATGTCGTGAGCGTTGGAATAGCCAATACGTAATAGGTAGTACCTACTAGTAAATTGCCTATGGCACTACTGAATACAATTGGTTGACCAATCGCCAATGATGAAGTAGTCGCTGCGGTTATTAAATTCGTACCAGTTGTGGTAGCAGTTACTGCAACAGTGCCAAGCATTGCTGTTGCGGCAGTATTAACGATACTTAATGTGGCTGGCAAGGATGCTGTTCCTAATACCATGTTACCGGATGCGGTATATAATTGAAATACGGAACCACCTGGCACAGAAGACACCTTGAAGGTAGTATTACTGGAAATTGCCGAGATATAATAGTTAACTCCAGATACCACTCCACCAAATGCGGTACCATTAAATACTATTGGCTGATTCACTGCCAAAGTAGTAGTTGATTGCTGAACAACGATATTACCAGATGCTGTTGTCAAAATTACAGCAACACCACCAATGATTGACGACACAGTAAACTGTGTACTACTGATAACACTTCGTACATAATAAAGTGTACCACTAACTAAATTACCCAACGAACCAGTAAATACAACTGGTTGTCCAACTGTCAACGTGGCAGTGCTAGCCGAAGTTATTAAATTGGTAGACAAAGTAGTCGCGGTAACAGCAATGCTAGCAGAAGTGAATACATTAGTACCAACATCTGCAGTAGAAATAGTCAGTGTCTGCAATGTCTTAACATTGGTACCAACTGCGGTTGATGATAGATTCAATGTCGATACCATTGGATTATACCCAACTGAAAGATTACCAGTCGCGGTAAACATTGATACCGGTGGACCACTTGGAAATGTCGAGATAGTAAATGATGTCATATCAGTTATGGTCAATACGTAATAGGAAAGTCCACTTGTAATACCACCAAATCCAGTACCTGAAAACATTATTGGTTCATTTATTACTAAATTGGTCACCGTTTCTTGCACAAGTATAGTACCGGTGGCGGTAGTTAATGCAAATGGAATGCCACCCAATGAAGTCGAAACGGTAAAAGTAGTGGCACTATTAATAGTCAACACATAATAAATATTACCTGAAATTAAATTACCAAGCGAACCAACAAATACAACTGGTTCACCTAGATTAAAGGATTTGGTAGCCACACATGTGATTATATTAGTATTAACCATTGTACTAAAAACAGCATAACTAGCAGTTGTTATTAGGTTACTACCAAAGCTCGTGTCAGTTACTGTCAATGCTTGTGCAGTTGGTATAATCATTGAATTTGCGCTAGCAGTTGCGGCAAATGGAAATAATCCTTGAGTACTTGCCACCGATTGTGATACTAATGGCACTGATGTTTCGGCTAATCGTACCTTTGCGTCTGCGCCATTTCGATTAGCAAATGTGGCATTGACTACTATATTGTTCGATGAGACTGGGGCAACTATTTGTTGATAACTGAATGGATTACCATTCAGATCCTGCGCACCGTATTTTGCTGCTGTTGTCATATTTTTAATACTCCTAAATCGTTATTATTATTTATCACCAAGCAGACGTCCATAGGTTGTTAAGTGACAATACCCGGTCAACATATTTTTTGTTAGTAAGGTCAGTTGGATTCACAGGCAGTACCGGTAGCACTGTTGTACCATTTAGAACTAAACTAGATCCAGTTGAATAGGTATCAGTCGAACCACTATCATGAACGATAGATGAATTAGTGGTATACGTAGTAAGTGACCCTATACCATGAGTCACCATCGTTGGAAATTGCACACTACGGCCAGCCGATGCTTGAATTGTTAGATCAACCCCATTTATGCTAACTATAGTATTACCATTTATTACCACATTACCGGCACTCAAGCTCGTGACCGCCAAATTAGCACCACCCGCGCCTAATTGACTGGCAATATAAGTTTTAATTGCTTTTTGAGTTGGCAATAATCCATCGCTATTTGCAGTGAACGTACCATCTGTACTAAACTGTGTCACAGTGGCACCACTACCGCCCAATTGCAAACTATATAGACCAGATAAATTAAAATTACTCACATTTAATGATGCCACCCCGGTAGCTTGCTGAATAGTGAATAAATTGCCAACATTAAAATTACCATCCTGATCGGTCGCGCTGTAAAATACTCTTCCGCCATTATTTTCACGCACTTGAGCCGATGCCGAGCCAGGAATCAATGGGATACCTGGATAATTGGTACTTACCAAATTACCAGTTCCAACATATGCGAAATCATGCCCGGTCAATCGCATTTGGCTATACCGTGAACGCATAGTAACACTAGCTCCGTGAACCGGTGCTAACGCACTACCTATCATTGGATTAATTTGAAGTGTCGCAGTATAATTGCCAGCAGAACCTGTTTGGTTACTCACCGCAACTACCGCATAATGATTGGCATTCCCAGCAATAGTAATGGATGCACCAGCAGTTGGTATGGCTGTTAATGAGCGAATATTTAAATAAAATCCAATTTGCAAAAATTCAGCATACCCGTCGCCAGCAACAGTTACCACGGCAGTATTATAATTAGTACCTCGACTACTCCAGGTTGGCTGACCTAATACACCATTTTGTATTCTAGGCGTGTATGTTCCAACAGTAGTTGCGTTGGGATCAATAATACCAATAGTTGGGACATTTGTATATCCACTGCCTGGATTTATTATCCGGATGGCAGTTATAACACCACTCACGACCGATGCTCTAGCTAACGCACCAGTTCCAACTCCGGTAAAAGTTACCCGTGGCTCAATTGAATAAGTAGTAGTTTGATCCAATACTGGCACTACTAGCGTACCAGCAACTGCGATATTCCATCCAAGTATGCCATTAGAATATATAATAGCCTCTTTAGTACCGGCATTATATGCTTGAATATATCCATATTGGCCAGCACCAGTACCTGCCGTTATTATAATACGCATACCAATATATTGGCCAGTAGTTGAAGTATCAGCGGCTGATAAAATAATACTAGTTCCAGTACCAGTTTGTGCCGAATTTATAGTACTGATGTAGCCTGATCCACCTGATGTTATACGTACTTCACATACGGCATTACTGTAAGTATTAATTGAACTAACAAAAGCACCAAATCCATTGGAACTTGATATTGAATAAGTTGCTGCGGTATATAGTTGTCCGGCATTGGAGTATTCTAACCATAGAATGTTATTACCATTAGTTAATACATTTGTCACAATAGCTTGACTAGCTTGGTTGGTGACTACCCCGGTTGCAGGAGTTTCGGTGACATCATACCCTTCTGACACGCCGCCGTATGTACCATATGTATGATTACTATTAGCAGCTCGTATATTCCCACCAGCCTCACTTAAATACCCTATGTAATTATAATAAGTAAATACTGACACACATTCGGCCCGTGCACTAGTACCAGTACACCATACCCCAATTCCATCATTTAATATTTGAGTGAAATCATTGGCTAAAATACATTTATTACCACCATTATGCAATTTACCATCAATTTTCATGCCAACGGTACCAGATGAATTAGTACTCGTGACATTTTGAATATATGGTGATCTATTTTTAATCCATACAGTAGTATCAGTTGGACCAGTACCTGGGTCTAAACTTATAAATGAACCACCAGTCGGTCGCTTAGTACCATACGCATTGGGAGCACTTAATACGCCATGCAATCCAGTCAATGTCATATTGCGAATAATAGATCCATTTCGGACATAAAACATATTACTCCCAGAGTACCCACTCATTGGCTCCACTATCACACCACGCAATTCATCACCGACTAGTGATACATTATTTGGTACACTAATTGGCAATATTTCAGCATATGTACCATTTTTAACAAATAATGTAACAGTCTCACCTTGATTCGGCAATGGAATAGCTGACGTATTTCCAGCAGTTATTGCGGAAGTTATGATTCCAACCAACGATGTCGCAAGCGCAACAGAACCAGATTCAGTGGTATAACTTAAATTTATAGTTTGAGTAAATGGCACACCCACTACCGTACCGCCACTAACCCAAGCAGTAGTAACACTACTATTAAAACTCACCCCGGTGGTAGTAGCGGCAATTACCGTATAAGTACCATTATATGCAGCTACGCCAGCAATTGTGATATTGCCACCTATGTCAAATAGTACATTAGGCTCAGTCGCAAAGCTAACAGTAACTACTGCACCATTTCCGACAATACCAGTGATAGAAACTGGGGTCATTGGAAGATATAACGATTGATAAGAAGTAACAGGCGCACTATTACTCATTGCGTTAGTCAACAAAGTTAGTAATTTGTTAATAGCAGGATTAAAATACGCGATCGCCGATGCAGTAGCTGCATTATAATACTGAGTTGGATCAGTTGGATTAAAATACGCAAGAGCTGTCTCAACTGTCTGACTATTACCGCCGCGTGTCATATCAAATACTATCGCGTCAACTATATAACTGGCATCCAACTGTGCCTGTGTGGCTGACCAAACTGATGAGGCATTAAATGGTGGAATATTATGTGCCATTTGATCTAACATCCAATAATACATTTCAGCCACTGCCCATGATCTGTTGGCTTTTAATAAATACGCAGCACTCTGATTGTGAGTACCATTACTAATTTGTTGGCATGAATATTGAATAGTTCGCCACGGTTTATCTAACGTGTGCCCGTAACCAACAGCATCGGTGCCAGTAATTGAAACATAATGCACATTGGTGATAACACCATAATATTCCCAAGTGGGCAATCCAGCAGTAACTCGCAAAACTTGTCCGTCTGTTCCCAGCGGCAATCGTGCGTCTGAACCGGATGCTGCTCGATACGTAATGTCACCAGTAGTAGTATTAAAACTATTAGCACTACCTTGTGCCAGTATGTGCCAATATACCCCAAGTGTATCATTCACTGGATCAACAGGCGTAGACGCAGTATGCTCGGCCACGCAAGTATACGAACTAGACATAAATGAAACTATATCACCTAGATGATATACATCACCGGATGTCCAATTACCCCGATTATACAACCCAGTATTCAACAAACACCAGGCAGTAGGACTAGATGGCGGACTTACCGCAACACTGTCAAGCATCGCCACGTAAGTATAACCACCATAATTAACGACCGTACCAACTAAATAAGCAGTCACATCATCCCAGGAACCGCCCATAGTAAAACCAGTTGTAAACGGTGCCCATGAAGCAGGACTCGTAGCTGGAGTATTTGCCACGTTCCCAGTAGTCAATGATGTATACGTGTAACCACCGAACGTAGCAATATCACCAATGATATATGACGAACTTGAATCCCAAGTATTGACATACTCCAAGCCTTGTACAAATATACTAAATTTATTGGTCTCAAACACAACAGTTGAAGTATGAGCATCAACACATATCCAAATATTTGCACCATAATGAACCAAATCATTAATTTTGTAAATTACATTAGCTGATGACCATATACCCGTATAATCAATCCCACGCACAAAAACCGACCAATTACCCTGATCCAATTCTAAAGTTGATTGGCTGGAATGACCAGTCACGCAGATATAAGTAATACCACCGTAATTAACAATGTCACCGACTTTATAATAATTAGAATTTGCCCAAGTACCATTCCACGCAACGCCATCAACCATCAACGTCCAATTAGACAACGCTAAGTCTGAATAAAAACCACCAGCGATAGTACCAGAGGAAGTATGCCCGATTACACAAATATAATCTTTAGCGCCATATTTAATAATATCACTAATTTTATAATAAGTACTAGTTGTCCAATTACCCAACCATACCTGACCAGTTACAAATAGCTGCCAGTGCGCTGCCATATCAGTATAAAAACCACCATTTACAGTGGCACTAGACGTATGACCAGTGTAACATGTATATGTATTGGCACCATACTTAATAATATCACCAATTTTATAATAAGTACTAATTGACCAATTACCTAACCATGATTGACCCGTTGTAAATATTTGCCAATGCGCTGTTAAATCAGTGTAAAAACCACTATCAACGGCAGCACTTGAAGTATGACCAGTGTAACATACATATGTATTAGAACCATACTTAATGACATCACCAATTTTATAATAAGTACTAATTGACCAATTACCTCGCCAAGCAATACCAGATGACATCAAACTCCACACTGGAGTTGACGCATTTAAATCGGTGTAAAAATCAGCACTACTGGTACCACCCACTAAACATACGTATGTATGCGACCCATATCGTACAATATCATCTTTAACATAAGTATGAGCAGTTACCCAGGCACCTTGCCATACAAATCGTAATCGTCCTAATTTAAACTCAGCCATTTTAATAATTCCTTGATTTCAACATAATAGTATTATTTAGTATATATTCACCGCTTCTAAGCCGCATATCACATCTCACTATGGCCTGTTATCCTCAGAATTGTAGTTATATTTTTGGTTAACCCTAGCTACAAATTCGCCATTGGCATCCATATAATAATAAATTCGGCGATCATCCCATCGCAATTGTTCCCACGTTATATTTTGATTTATTAAATTATGAGTGGCATCACGTCCGGTCATAAAGTCAGAACCGCTCATGATGCCTGTTTCATCATAATTGCCAGATATGCTTGATAAATCTAGCTGTATAGAATCCGCCCGACTTAGTTGGTCCACGCTAACAAAATACAAATCGCCTTCATCTGTTCTGCGTAATCCATAAAGATACCTGATGTTATTTCCAAGTGCTTCACTGACAGTTTGTCCAAAAACATTATTATTCATTTTATATCCCTTACACTATTTCAGCGTAGCTTATAGTTGCATCAATGCTATCTACTGTATCACTGACTATTGTCATAATTGAAGCACCTGCTATAATCAATTTTTCACCATTAGTGATCACTTTTGAACTAGTATATGGATTTATTATTAATTTATTAATATAATTCCCAGTATGTCCTGCGGTATCAGTGATAGTTATATCAACAATTACCTCATAATCAGTAGTATTTGATAGATTACAGCCAACTATAGTAAAAGAACTAGTCGGCGCTGGTGATAATACCGCAATAGGTGTCAATCCTATATTTGGTTGTACATGTGTTCGTAAAAAAGTTGCCATAATTATTATCCAAAAATTAATGCTGAACCAACACCAAGGTCGGTAGCTACTGCAAGTGTGATACCTATAGATTCGCCACCAACGCCAATCCATGATACTCCGTTAAATATTTCCACATACCCAATAACGGTATTAAATCTAATCATACCCAATTCTGCCACCAATGGTCGATCATAATATGAATCACCACTTGGGATTACCACCCCATTAACACCTGCTATTTTCACATAACCAGTACCTGCATTGACAAAGTTAGTAACTGCACCGGCAACTTCATTAGTAATAGTATTAGCATGAATGCTTAAATTTCCAAATTTTACCTTACCGGTTCCACTAGTCACTAAATTTATATCACTATTAGCAAAAATTGAACTGATTGTATTACCATCAATGTCTAAATTATTAGTTTGTAACTTTTGAGTAAACAATTTAGTACTATCAATCGTTGCAGTTAGATTATTATCAGCGTAAAAATAGATGACATTATCATTGGCACCAGGTGTTACTTCCGCCAATATCCTAGTCTTACCACTGACATCAATGACACCACCCAGTTGTAACCAAATGATGTCATTCCAGCTTTCATACCTAGACAGCGTGGTATTATATCGAATCATCCCATTAGTTGGCAACACAGGACGCTGTTCAGTCGTACCAGATGGCAATATTAGACTTTGGTTATTATTCATTATCACACCACCAGTTCCCTGCGGTGTTAATATTATATCAGAATCAATGGCCATACTACGTATAGCATTATCTTTGATACCAATTCCATCCAATATCACAGACCCAATCCCATTGGCATACAATTCCATATCGGTATCTACAATCGATGATATCGTATTATTTTCTAATCGTATATGAGATAATTGTAAATACCCAGTACCAGTTATGTTACCAGTAATATTAGTATTACCACTACTGGTGAAATTACCAGTTTGATTAATATCACCAGTATGTGCTATTGTACCAGTTATATTGGTATTTTTTAAATATGTAGTACCTGTCGTAACTGTTAAATTTTGCTCAATTGTCAAATCATGTTCTAGATGAACATTATTAGATGGAATAGATATTACACCAGTTCCATTAGCCTTAATTATTAAATCATGATTAATGCCAATTGTTGTAATAATATTAGCAGTAATGGATATATCACTAGTATTGAATATACCAGCAGTAATCGCAGTTGTCACGCCCAGTACATTTAAGGTTGTTAACCCATTTACAGTTAAATCATGATCAATTTGGACATTGTTATCTGGTATATATATAATACCAGTACCATTAGCAGATACTATCAAATCAGTATTAATGACAGTGGTAGAAATTACATTTCCATCAATGCGAATTTTTTGGAATTGTCCCCATGTACTAACTACCAAATCACCAGTTATAGTGGCATTACCAGTCTGGGTGTAATCACCAGTTTGAGTTACGCTGCCAGTCTGGGTAATAGCACCAGTAATACCAACACCATGCAGTGATGTTGTGCCGGTAACTGTCATAGCTTGGTCTATCTGTAAATTATTCCCAGGAAGATAAATCCTACCAGTGCCATGAGCAGTCAATATTAAATCGTCATTGCCATAAGTAGTACTGATTGTATTAGCATCAATGACCAATGAATCTACCTCAACTCTACTTAGATGAGCAACATTCCACCGTAGATCAGGTGTACCTAAATCATATAAGGATGTAGTTGATGGCACCAGATTACTGCCAATCCCTGCAATAAATGTCACAGTGTCACTTGTTTGATTGCCAACTGTAATATTACCGCCAATATTTACATCACCAGTCACCGTCAAATCACCAGTTATAATCGTGTCATTTTGTAGATTAATAATACCACTTGCCGCAGTAATATTCACATCACCCAGCATACTCGCAATTGTATTACCACTAATTCTGATATTACCAGTGGTAATATCCTCATACGTAATGGTAGTAGTATCAATCCCATTGGTGAAAGTCACCCCAGTGGCACTAGTAATTGTTAGATTTTGATTATTAAATAAAACCTCACCACTGCGTTGATCTATATAAAAATTATCACCTACCCTAAAATCACCATGTTCGTTAGTACTAGTGTAATAAATAACTGCATCATCCAGTTTAGTAATTTCATACTGCTCGTAATTATCAAGTGGGTTACTTGTATTTGATGAATCTTTTCCAGTACCAATAAATGAAAATGTATGCGCAATTAGATGTATTGTTACACCAATGCCAGTAGCATACACACCATGATTACCATACATGTTAGCGGACCCAATAACCCTAATTTCAGCACCAAAATCTGAATAATCAGCAAAATTTATAATAGAAGCAGTACCGCCGGAACTAGCCCGAATATCTTGAATTGTTATGCCATCATCTAATATAGCAGTTGAATTGTTACCCCCATTTAAATGTAAGAGCAAAACAGTTGAAGTGTCACCACGCAACGCAACAGTCGGTGGCACAAAAGTAGTAGTATATTTCGCAATACCCTTGCTAATACTAAAATCATCAATATAACCGGTAAATAGATCACTTATATCATACGCAGCGCCTATCCGCACCGGACTTTGAATGTAAACATTTGTGTCAGTATAAGTCAAGCCAGCTTGGTAACCATTGACAAATAACCGAGTAGAAGTTCCATGCCGAGCTAACGCAATATGAATCCATGATGACATTGGTATGCTACTACCAACTATTTCCTCTACCCCATTAACAGTTAATGCTAATACATTTGTTGATTTTAAATAAAGCAATGGCGCAACTTGCGGAGCTGCTGTCCGCATGTCAAGTATCGTCTGCGGTGATACCGAATCAGTCGTTCTATAGATATTTAATTCGATAGTAAAATCACCAGTTCCAAAATTGAAATCAGGTTGACTGGCAACATTTATAAAACTATTAATACCATCTAGGTATAAACTAGCAGTTCCAAATTTAAAATGCGCAGTTGATTGATGAGCATTGCCATTGGCGTAGATAAATTTAGTTGACCGGTCAATTATTGTATTAAATCCCAATTGGCGACCAATCAAATTAACATAATCACCAACCAAACTGGCTACAACACCAAATCCCAACACAGTTGAGCCATCAATATCATAATATGACACGGTGTCTCCTACCATCCAAGAACCAAGTTTAACATCAATTCGCAAGCGAGTTAATCCTTCCCCAGCAAAGCCACTTAAACTTGAATATGCGTATATTCCCTTATCAGCAAAATATGTAAATGAATTTATCAATTCACATCTAATGCCATTAGTAGCAATTATCGTTTCTTGATTAGGTGTGAAAAATGTAACTGAATGAAATAATAAAGTTGCTTCTTTACTTGCCGAATTTGCAATACTGCCATCTAAAAATGCTCCTTTCCCGGCATCATTACTATCAAATCCATATGGATCATCACTCGTAACAACTGATCCACGAGAAATAATCGTAACATTCCGTACATATGGACTGCGAATCGTTACTGTGAAATTATTAGCAAATCTAAATGCGTAACCGGTATTATTAGTTGAATTGAATCGATAACCACTAATAGTCAAATCTTCGATAGTGGTCTCACCATTCAATAAAAATGCATCATTATCAATCGTACCAATGGTAGGCTGAATGGTAACTGTTCGCAAACCAGACCCGTGTATCGTCACACCCACTGGCACCGTTAATGGAAATATTTCAATATAAGTACCTGGGTATATATAAATGACATCACCAACTTCTGCCTGACTTAATGCATGTTTAATTGTTAGATATGGATTGTGCTCATGAACGCCCAGGTTGGTGTCATTTCCAGTAGTTGCAACATATCTGATATGCCCATTTGGCAATACTAAATTAATATCATTTACCACAATGGTGTCTGAAACTATATTAGTGGCATGCATGTCATTGATATAAGATGTTTTCCAAGCATGTCCGCCAAGTAATGGATCACTGCCTAAATCATACGAATTGGGAGAATCTGGCAATATGTCACTAGCTACATCTGAATTGAAAGTAACACTATCAGTAGTGGTATTGCCAATTGTAATATTGCCATCGGCGGTAATAGTACCAGTTGCATGTAAATTACCATGTATCATCACGGCAGCATTGACTATGACCTTACCAGTACCAGTCGTACTGATATTTAAATCCGTCGCAGTCCCAACTGTTTGGATTGTATTGTTGGATAAATGCAATTGGTCAACTACAATAGTCCCTTGATAGACTACTGGATTACTGCCACTAGGGGATAAATTAATAATGGAATTACTACTAGCAATAGTATTACCACTGATAGAAATAGTGGCAATAGTAGCAGCAGTATCAACAAGCAAATTCGTAGTGCGGGTGGTACCATCGATGGTTAAGTCATGGGATGGCGTCTTTGTCTTAACACCAATTCGCCTATTTATAACATCTAGATATAATAAATCCGACTCAAACGCAAGATCAACTCCATCACGAAGTAAATTTGCCTTTAAGAGCGGACCAGAAATTCGACCAATAGCCATTAGCTCTCCTTAACCACCGAGTTACACGGTTAACCACCTTGCATTGCGGGTTTACCACAGTTTCGTATCGTAAGATTGTCAATCTCACTGTGCTAGTATTTAGCTAATGAAAGAGTTTTAACCAAGCAGCATACTCCATAAATTAAGTTCATCTTCTATCTCTGTCAAAGTTGCCAAATTAGTTGCTACTACAAGTTGCCACGCATTGCCATTGAATATTTCCATAAATTCACTGGTGGTATTATAGCGTGTTTCACCAAGTTCAGGTAGATCGCGCCGTTCTGATTCAGTTCCATACGGAAACATTACCGCACTACTACCACCAAATTTTACATATCCATGTTCAGTACTGTTAATAATTAACGCACAGTCAGCATAATTAGTTACGGTAGTATCATGGATTAAAAGCCCATTTATGTTAATCTCACCAATACCATCCGGCATAAATTCCAAATCATGAGATGTTACATTATTGCTAATAGTATTATTGACTATGCTAATATCATCGATCATTAATGAATTAGCAACCAATACCTCGTTCGTAATAGAAACTTTAAGGGTGCCATTAATGGAAAAGCGCAGGATATTGTCTGCAATACCAGGACTTAATTCAGCAGTAATATGAGTTAATTTGTCAGTACTATATATATCAGTAAAACTAACTATCCCAGCAACAGTATACCCTTCATAAATATTATTGTGATGATTATATCGTATAGCACCAGCATCAGTAAGATTAAGACTAGCAATATCAGTATGTGGTATCGTTAAAAAGTTTGTGGCATCAATAACAACATTGCCATTATTGGATGCCAATATAATACTTTTTTGCTCATCAGTAGTTGCTGCAATCCATCTATTCTTAATTTCTTGACCGATTATGGTCAGCCTCTGATCTAATACAATAGCTCCATTACCACCTGTGTCAATGAGTAAATCAGTATCAATGGCAGATATCGAAATTGCGCTAGCCTGTATTTTAATGCTAGGAATGGACAAATAAGCAGAATTGCCAATTATAGAAATATTATGATTAGCAAACCGCCCAATAATATCAATTGCCCCAACTGCGGTAACATTACCCAATACAGTTAACGAACCAATAATTTCAGTATCAAGTAATGATGAAATACCAGCTAAGCGCATTACACCAACGACCGTCAAATCATTACTGACATTAATATCGTTGGCCGGTACTGAAATTTTACCAAGGTTATTTGCCCCAATTAATAAATCATGATTTGTCCCATTGGTAAGTATAATGTTATTATCAATAGTTATATCAGTAGTAACTAAAGTTAAAGAAGTTACGGTTGGTACTTCCACATTAGTAAAATATGAATTACCATAGTTGATAATATTAGTGTCAATAATTACATCATTAGAGGGGATTGATATGCGACCAATTCCTGATGCCGTAAATAATAAATTAGCATTAGCAAAGGTAGTAATTAACTTATTACTAGAAATTTTAACATCAGCAAATGATACGTCATTAGTAATAGTTAAATTACCAATTATTTCAGCAGAACCAGTACGGCGAGAAAACCCAGTAAGCAATACATCACCGATTTGTAAAACATCACCAGATATTGCTACATCGCTAACAGTTGAATATTTTTCAACTGTTAAATCATGCATTAATGTCACGTCGGTTGACGATATTTGAATTTTTCCAACGCCAGATGCCAATAATTGCAAATCAGTATCAACAGTGAGTGTTGTTATAGTATTCGCCGTTATTTGTATCTGATTGTCAATAAGTAATGATGTTAAAAAAGCAGTTCGCCAAATTTTTAAATCAGTACCTAATGTGTATAAATTATTTGCGTTAGGTGATATAGTTTGTGATAAAGTAGGAACAATAGTCAGCACGTCAAATGGACTATCCCCAATATGCACATCACCATCAACGATCATATCACCTGATAAATTTATCAATCCAGTAATAATAACATCAGTAGTGAATGTAGTGACATTAGTCGATGCTAATAAATTTACTGGTCCGATTAATGAATCAATTGTATTCTGATGTATTCGTATATTTCCAGTTTGCACAGCATGATCATATATGCTGGTAACCCCACTGATACCTTCGATAACAATGCTACCATTCGCAGTGAAACCAATACTTTGGGCATTTAACGAAACACTGCCGGTAGATTGGTCAACAAAAAATATATCACCGATGCGATAATCACCAAGTTGATCCACACTTTCATAATATATAATACCAGCATCAATAGCAACTACTTCATTAGCTTGGATGACCAAACTTTCGTCATCGGTTGATATTTTTCCAGAACCAATAAATCCAAAATTATGACTGGATAATCTAGCAATGGTACTTACACCTTCAGCAATTATACCATATGTGCCATATATATTAGCACTATTAATCCCAATCAATGAAGCGCCACATTTGAGACCCTGACTAGCAAGTCCTAATACACCAGTGATTAGGTATATACCACGACTAGCATAATAAGTAAATGAATTAACCCATTCAACACTCACACCATTCGTCACCATTATTCCAGTTTGATTAGGTACTATGAATGTAACAGAATAAAATAATACCAGTGGTTCGGCTGAAATAATATTAACGACACTACCATCTAAGTATGCCCCACCTCCAGCATCACCACTATCAAAACCATACGGATCATCAACACTGGTTACCGAACCTCGGGTAATAACGGTGACATTATATACATATGAACTACCCCCGGCAATATACCCAGGCGCAAGCCGAAAAGCATAACCGACGTTAGTTATCGCATTGTAAAAAAAATCTTGAATTGTTAAAAATGAAATAGTAGTGCCACTATTCAATAAGAATGCGTCACAATGATTAGTGGACACAATTGGTCGTATTATAACTGACCTGATACTTGTCCCTTTAACACTAACGCCCACTGGCACTATTAATGGAAATATTTCAGAATATATCCCTGGCAATATGACAATTTCATCGCCAACGGTAGCCATCGATAACGCATGTTTGATTGTCCGATAGGTGGCATGTAAATGAGTACCTTGATTCGTATCATCACCACTCACCGACACATATATGGTACTACCAGGTACTAATAATAAATCAATGTTATTAACAACTGCGGTATTTGATACCAATGAATTGCCAATGGCATTAACTGAAATTAATTTCCGCCATGTCGCAGTCAACGCACCTAGATCATACACATCATCAACGGTAGGAATTATAGCACTTTTAACATATGCGTTAAATATGATACCATCAGTGTTGTCATCACCCAAAATGACATCACCATCCCAGGTCACATCACCAGTGGCATGTAAATCACCATTCACCAAAGTATTAATGGATGTTATGTCAACCACATCACCTATTGGTGATAAATTAATATCATCATCGATGATGATATTAATTATTGAATTGTTAACCAATGATAAATTAGCAGTGTTTAACCCACCGATTACATTAATAACTGGATTATCAACTTGGGCTGGATATAAAAATATACTACCAGTCACGTGTTGTATCACATTAGTGGTAATATTGAAATTACCAATATCCAATTGCGTATCAACTAGTACATTAGAACTACGAATAGTATCATTAATCAACAATTCACGTGATGGCATATCAGTATTAATACCAATCTTACCAGTTGCTACATCTAAATACAGCAGTTCAGTATCAAATGCTAAATTTTCACCATTACGCAGTAAATTACTAGATAATAGATTACCACTTACCCTACCCAATTCTAAACCCATTGGTATCTCCCTCAGTTACCTGTCAAACCCATGTAATACAGTAACTGGTTTACCCACTGGTACTGGTGAACTAAACATTAAATAATAACCAGTATTTGAATGACTAGTTTCGGTAATGGTGATAGCTGTATTCGCCGATATAATCGCAGTGATAGTAGGCTTATCAATGGTAATACTAATTAATGCGTCAGTTATAGGATCAATTACATATGAGACAATAACAGTATTTGGTTGAAAACTAGAATCAGTAACGACCGCACCAGTAATGTCCACCGAGGGATAGATTACATTACTAGATTTAATATTTCCAGCAGTTACCATAGTTGAAATTATATCACTTAAAAAACTTACCGAAGTATTAGTAGAAGCAGTTACTACATAAGTACCATTATATCCATATGGACTGAATCCAGTAACTATAATGGAAGATCCTACCGAAAATGGTACCTGAGTATTCTCGATGAAAGTTAATGTCACTACTGTGCCATTACCACTAGCACCATTTGCAATCAGGTGGGTGTTAAAATAAATAACTGTTGAGTCAATTGATGAGTCAACACTGTTAGTCCCCACATATACCTCAGACGCAGTTGTCGGATTTTGCACTATTGTATAATTAGTATTAGATAATTGAATTACATTTTCCACTACAACTAATAAATTTTGCGCTCCCCAAGTAGTATTACTTTGTGTAGTAACTGGCGGAGCTGGATTTAATGGCCCAAAATACACATTAATACTATCACCGGCACCAAGATTTTGTTGTACAATCTGAGTTGATTCTTTGAAACGTAAACTACGCCAGGTATTAGATTGGTATATTTCCATCTCTCCACCGGCAACTATATCAGTATTATATCGTAACATGCCATTTACTGGAGATACTGGCCGTTGCGCAGTCGTACCAGATGGTAACGTTACATTGTTAGTAGTTTTCATAACAATTGCATCATTGATATCAACTGATAACCGTTGGTCGAATGGCGAACGCCTATTCAAAACTTGTTTTCGTAAATATCGCATATTATACCGCCAATGTACTCACAGTTACTACCAAATTAGTTAAACTGCCACTCTTAGCAAATATATGATCACCATTTGATAATACCATTTTTTCTTGGTCGAACATTACCGTTTCACCGGCTGGAATTGGTAAGCCATTTACTATAGTGTGTCTTGGTAAAGTTATTAATTCATTTACATCAGCACTTGGTACTACATATAAGTATAATTCAGTTTGACCAGCTAATGGATTAGCCGGATCAAAAACTACTACATTGCATACAATAAGTGATGTTATTGCATTATTACCAACACTCGCATAAATTGATGTGTTGGTTGAATCTATTGCCGTATTTGAAATTGCCATGTATTATCCTTTAAAAAAGCATACTAAATAGTAATGCTCTATTTTTAGCTATCAATTCATCAGCGTTAGTATTGTTAGTAAAAAATACACCACTCTTACCAGCACCAACTGTTGATGAGTATAATTTGTTTTGTCCTGATATATAACTAGGTGTACTAGATTGATTTGCCAATCCAATGACTGAATTCAATGTTATTAGATTAGTGACAGCAGTTAATACCATAGTACCTAATGTATTCGAAATAGTGTCACCGTTAATATTGATGTTGTCTATTTTCATACCAGCCGCGTTTATTTGGGCGCGTAAATTGGATAATATAGAAAAATCTATATTATATAACCCTGCCTGAACTTTAGTACGTTCTAACCCAGACCCATCATTCTTATAAATGCTGTCAACATCAGCCACGCCAGGAGTCATTGCCCCAGCCTGAACGTAGGTAGTCACAAATAATTTGTTAGGAATAGCATAGTTCCGTTCCGGTGAAGCTTGTAATAAAAGATTGGCATATGCCACTGGATCAACATTAGCAAGTTTTAACACCTTCGGTTGATTTTTTAAATCAAAATTAAGATCAGTATTACCATCAATGGTAATAGTAGTTAGTTGTAACCCACTCAATATCCCATCTGCTGTACGCACAGCAAATGTACCAGCAACATCAGTGGCTGATATTTGATTATAATGAGTTATCCTTTCATCAAACGCAAATTCGGCAGCTGACAAAACTCCACGCCCAACCTGAATACCAGCACTATAATTTAATGCACCACTAATACCACTGCCAGTTTGTCCATAATTCAATTGCAATATATTATCGGCAATAGTAGTATTTGTAGATTCAACAGTTGAATAAGTACCTTGTACATCAAGGTTACCAGTAATCACAACAGTACCTGCGTTAAGTCCAGTATCTAACGTTATATTTCCGCCAGATTGTACTTGAACTCGGTAATCAGCCTGACTAATTTTTAATATTCTTGACATTTTTAATCCTTGATAGAGTGGGCGATTAACCCACTCTGTAGTCTTATTTAATTATTTTCTATCTGAACATATACACCAGCTGCCACTGCAAATTTCCACGGAGCTGTCTCACCAGTGGCATACAACCAAGCATTACTACCACTTTGCACACCTTGAGTAAGCAATGCTTTATGCGAAGTTAACTTCGTGACAAAATAAGTGTTACCATTCGCATCAGTTGCCATTACAGTCATCTCACCAGCAGCAATCGCAGCAGATGATTTCAGTTTTGCCGCTACTGCAACACCAGCAGTATCTACCGTGTTTACCAAATAACGACGACTTGCCACTTGCTTAACGATATCAGCTATCTTGCTACTCGACCCAGTGTAAGCATATGCCACAATTGCATTTTCTTGATTCAAAACTGTACCAACAAAACCAGAATCAACAGTTAATATAATTAGATTAATAGCAACACCCTGACTTGGACCAGTCGCAATTGTTGGTGCAGCCACGTACCCACTTCCAGGCTCAGTAATTGTTACCGATAATGCCTGATAAGTTGGTGCCAATACTACACCAACACCAGAACCACCAGTAGTAGTGACAGTGCCCAGTGTTGTAAAACTACCACGAGTAGCACCAGTGCCAGTGAAATTCACCGAAACTACAGCACCTACTAATACATCAGCCACATAAGCAATTGCAGAACCGCCAGCAGTTGATATTGTTATCAAATCACCAATAACATAAGTACCGGTCTGAGTACCACTTACAGCAGCACTTAAAACCTCAGACACAATACCGCCAGTCGCAAGTACGCCAGTTGGCAAGGATGGTGTGGAAAATGCAAAAGTAGGTCTAGCAGTATAGGAACTTGGAGTGGCAATCGCCGCACTTGCTACACTTGCACCACCAATACCATTGTCAGTTGTTACGCTCAGTGAACCGACATTGCGATTCCCGAAATATTTTTTATTTAAAGGTCGTCCCATTTGATTTCTCCTTAGTTGACGTTTTTTCGTCTACGCTGTGGGGGTACAGCATAATACTCACCGAAGCAAGGTTAATAGACAAAGGTATTTAGCCTTTTAGATTACAAAATAGACCAGACTTATTTGACTATTATTACCCAAAGTGGTATAATTATTAGAAATAGGAGAATATATGAAGGCTGAAATTCTAACATTAATAACCAATAAACCAAAACACTACACTAAAATAATTACTAAAAATGCTGAATATCTCAATTGGATCACCGAGAACTCATTGATAATGTCCGATCATCTACCATCAAATATTTTTAGCGCCATATACCAGCAATCAAATATTTGCCAATATGGAAACCTCAAAAAGTTTGATAGAATAAGCACTGGGTTTTTAGGATGCGGGCCAGCCAATGTTTGCAAATGTACCGCCGAAAGTATCTCATCTTCAATGACAATGACAAAATCAAAAATTACCAACGAAGATAAAAATAATTCAAATACCAAACGCATTGCTACCATGCTGTCAAAATACGGAGTTGCATTCAATAGCCAACGCGTAGATAAAAAACACATATGGAATAAACCAAAAATATTGTCATCCACACATGAAAAATTAACTGATTACCATTGGCTAAACACTGAATATAACATTAACAAACGGTCATTGACAGATATAGCCGATGAATTAAATATTTATTACTCAACTGTCGCAGAATATTGTCGAAAATTTGAATTTATTATAAGACCAACCGCATTGAAATCACTCGATGAGATTCATATCGGTAAATATATAACAAGCATGGGGCTGACTATCGAAGCATCAAATAGATTAATTATTGCACCCAAAGAATTGGATATAGTAATTCCATCATTAAACCTAGCATTTGAAGTGAATGGACTAAGATGGCATAGTCATCATCCATCAAGTGGGAAAAAAGAAGATAGAAATCAACATATAAACAAAACAATCAATGCTGCCAAAAATGGTGTCACACTGCTTCACATAACCGACTACGAATGGAAATTTAAACAAGACATAATTAAATCAATCATCCGTTCACGAACCGGTCTGAATTCAAGAATTCACGCAAGACAATGCACTATCCAAATTATAGATAAAAAAATCGAACGAGAATTCCTAGAAAAATATCATATCCAAGGATTCATCGCATCCACATCAGCATTTGGCCTATTTTATAAATCTGAATTAGTAATGATGATGTCCATCGGAAAATCACGATTTAACACAGCATATGATTATGAATTATTGCGAATGTGCGCCAAATCTGATACAACAGTAAATGGCGGGGTCAGTAAGTTAATATCCTACTTAAAAAAATTATACCCATCGTCAGTCATCGTCAGCTATTGCGATCTAGCCAAGGGCACTGGCATTGGATATACAAAAGCTGGATTCAATTCAATCGGAACAACAAAACCAGGCTATATTTGGACCAATGGCAATAATGTAATCAGTAGATACAAAAGTCAAAAATCAAATTTACAAAAATGGCTGACTACCTTCGACCCTAACTTATCCGAAGCAGTAAATATGTTCAACGCAAATTATAGACGCTACTGGGACTGCGGCAATGAAATCTTTATTTTACACACATAGGAGAATATATGAAGGCTGAAATCATAACATTAATAACCAATAAACCAAAACATTACGCTAAACTAATCACTAACAATGCCGATTTACTAAACTGGGTTACAGAACATTCGTTAATAATATCCGACTACCTACCAGCAAATATATTCAGTGCCATATACCAACAATCAAATATTTGTAAATATGGAAACGTTAAAAAATTTAATTCAATATCAACTGGATTTATTGGATGCGGCAGAGCAAGTGTATGCAAATGCACTAATGAATTAGTCAGCAATGGCGTTTCAATTACAAAATCAAAAACTACCATCGCCAATAAATTAATAACTAATAACAAACGATCTACCACTAACCTTGAAAAATACGGCGTACCCAACGTTGGCCAATCAATCAATGCCATTCAATCACACAATGCCACATATACCAATGCCGGGAAAGTTGCTAATATTGTCAAAAAAGTAGCTAATACTAAATTAATCAAATATGGCAATGCTTCATACAATAACGCAGATAAAATGAAGGCAACATATAAAGAAAAATATAAAACAGCATACTGGGTCGAACGTTATAATAACCCAAATCTATTTATTTTAAATGACAAAGCCGAATTAGAAAAATTATACCAAACAATGAACCCATATGAATTAGCCACCTTACTGGAGGTTCATGTACAAACAATATATCGATACCTAAATTTACATAAATTACGAGAACCTTTTAAAAGTGAACCAGAACGGGAAATCATAAGATTTTTAAATGAACTCGGCGTTACTAATATCATACAAAATACTAGAAAATTATTACCAAGTAGACGGGAGATTGATATATACCTCCCAGATTTTAATATCGCAATAGAATATAACGGCGTATACTGGCATCATGAAGCAATTTCACACATAACCAAAACATACCACTATGAAAAATTCAAAGAATGCGCAGATCTAAACATCCAATTAATAACAATATTTTCTAATTTCTGGAATCTTAAAAAACCAATAGTTAAACAAGCACTTGTCAATAAAATAGGAATATCACCAACTGCCATACATGCTAGGAAATGTAAAATTAAATCAATAGATGCAACCATCGCGAAACAGTTCTTAACCGCTAATCACGTTCAAGGATACGCCGCTAGCTCATTCAAGTATGGCCTAGTATATAATGATGAATTAGTCAGCCTAATGACCTTTGGCAAATCTAGAATAGGAATAGGCAATTTCGAAGATGGTGTCGAATTAATAAGATATGCCTCATCACATAGAGTAATGGGTGGCGCCAGTCGATTATTACACCACTTTATAAAATTACATAACCCAACAAAAATAGTCTCATACTCAGATAACGAATGGAGTGATGGGAATTTATACAAAATACTGGGATTTACCCTAGAACGAGAAATACCACCTAGCTATTGGTACGTGACCCCACGCAGTGAACATCTATACCACCGATTTAACTTTTCAAAACAAAAACTAAAAGATAAAGGTCATGACACCATCAACAAATCAGTAATAGAAATTACTAAAGAATTAGGATTATTAAAAATATGGGACTGCGGTAAAAAACGATGGGTGAAATAATACATACCTATTATGAACTTAATTCAACTTAATTCAAAATAATTTAAAATAAAGCTTGACACCGATTATGCTTTCATGTATAATCGGTACTTATAGGCAGTTAGACAAAAACTCTAGGCACGAACAACTAGTCGCGGTGGCATATCAGGGAAGCAAGACAAAAACTCTAGGCAGCAGTACAAAAAACCCAGGCAAGAAACGAACAAACTTAGGCTGATTAATTTACTACAGATAAAACTCGCACCGGTAATTCAAATAGGTGCCCTTGGCAATGGGATGTACTCCGCATTGAGGGAATGCTGCGCTGTAGCAGTGATGCAACTAACTATCCTTAACAGGACGACGACCAGATATGCCTTCATATTAATTGGTTTTAGTTGTATTTGGTACTAAAAAAGGCTAAAAGAAGGGCAATCAATGCCCTACGTTATTATGCAAGAACTTAGCGTTTGTATAATAGCCGCCGTCATATTCAAAGACGGGATGAGCAGGTACCGGATGACCGCCTGCGTTATATATCATTTAAATACATGTATTAAAAATGGTTAATAGGAAATTACAAATCAGTAGTTTATATTAATACCAGTAATAGACGTGTGATATATAGTAGTCCTAACGCTAGTGCGAAGTCAACTCACATGAGGAACGAAGCAAAAAATTTTATTACTTTGTCTTTCATAGGCAAAGTAGTGCTCGTAATCTACATGAAGATAGTGGTAAAGAAACCACTTCTACCATTATTACTTTAGAAATTATTATAACATCATCATAGAGATCATCATAGAAATTACTTTAGAGATTATTATAACAGCATTATTATCTTTAAAAAATTAAAAGAAAAGAAATGTGGGAGAGCAATAGTGAAACCAGTGAGCGATAGCGATTCTGGTAGAACTATGCGATGCCACTAGGGAACTTTAGTTCCCTCACATAACCACCCACTAATATAGGATGGAGATCTAATTATCACACCTTCTAATAATATAATTTCCCCTTGTATTTGTTTGATAATCACGTTATAATTAACATCATCTAAATTATTATTTAATTAGGATTATTGAATATATGAAAATACGGAAAAAAGTAATAAGTGAAATGAAGTGCATTATTTACAAAACAACTCATGTAAATGGAAAGTATTACATCGGTAGGCATGGTACAGAAATGGCCTAGATCCATATTAGATAAATCCACTCTCACCAGAGAAATTCTTGAATATGCAATAGATGAACCGGCATTAATTAGAATGACGATATCTGCGTGATCATTATGGTAAACAAACCTGGAGAATACGCCATGTTTACAGAATATCAGATAGATACAATAGAAAAAGCAAAAAACCTTGGCTTTGGTTATAGATTGTTCGGCTGTAGTGTTGAGAAGCAAGGTTGGTGTTCCCCAAAGCAAGAACAAGCATTAAGCAAGATGGTCAGTGCGGGGGAGTATCTGAAGAACAACCGTAGTTGTTACGGTTACTGTCCTGATATTTCAGATCACGAAGCCATGAGATCAGGAGACTTTTTTAAATATCAACGAATAGGCAACTAACATGAGTAAATTTTCAGCAGGTACTCATAATGTCACAGGGGCTGCTACAAACCTTAAGATGTTAGCTAATGGTACACATCCATCACAACAAAAAGCAACGTGTGTTCACTGCGGGAAACTTACAAGTATTGGCATGCATGTCAGATGGTACGGTGATAATTGTAAATTAAAATAAGTAGGAAACATAAAAGCCACCCAAGGGTGGCTTTTATGGGTTAAATTATTAAAATAATTTAATTAACTAAATCTAACATTTCCATCAGTAATTGCGACTTTACCCAAGTAGTCTGCAGCATTCCCAAGACTACTTGCAACATTAGACAATTCAACATAGCCATAACGTGTCATGAAGCTAACAGTTGGTTCAAATGTAGATGGGTCTAATACTACACCACTTGACATCAATGGGATATATGGGCAGTAGAAAGCAGCAGCATCAGATTCAGAACCACCTTTATAACCGACTAGGATAGGAGTTGAATCGTTAGCATAGCTATTTACGTATACTTTCAGTGCGTTATTCAATGTACCGACAAATTTTGTATTTGTAGGTGCTTCAAAAGTTCCTTCAGTAGTACGAGCAAAAGCCGAAGTAGTAGCAGATTGCAGGATAGTCAAAGCAAACGGACTAACGACTGCCCAGTTACCTGCGCCACGACGTGTACGTTGTGCAATCAAGTTAGAAACACGATTGATTTGGATAGCCAAAGCAGCATGTTCATCACCGACGAAAGTAGCAGTACCTGAAACATTAGCTTGGTCATAAGTTTGCGAAGCTGAACCAGCTAATGAACTCAATGAAGCTAAGATTTCTTGGTCAATTTCAGCAGTGATTTCTTGGGCCAAAGCAGCCATAATTTCTGCTTCGACATCGATACCTTGCTGAGCTTGGGCATCTTGCGCTGATTCAAATGTCCAACGAGCACTCAATTTACGAGTTTTTGCTTCGACAGTTTGTTTCAAGATTTGGATACTCATCCTGTTTCCAGCTTGACCTTCTAAAGTGGCAGTTGACGCTGCTTTACCAGCTGCGCTACCGGAGTAGGCTTCGGCAATTTTAAATGGACTCAATGCTTCTTCACCGGACACAACGCCAGCTGATGCTGATGTATCAGAATAACGAACCCGCAAAGTGTGGATTTGACCAACTGGGCCAGTCATTGGTTGTACGCCAACCAATTCATTAGCGATGACGGTTGGCATCACACGACGAATAACTGGCAAAATAACGCGATTCAATGTTGCGACATTGCCAGCAGAAGTAGCACCTGCCGTTGGTGATTCTAGCAAATATTTACGAGTGTTTTCTAATGTTACACCCATTACTGATTTTTTAGTGCCTTGTAGACCTTCTAATAGGGCTTCTTTAGTTTCCGCCCAACGGCCATTAAGTAGTTCTGACATTTAATTTCTCCTTAAATTTAAAGCCCAGCGAGTCTACGAATATCAAAAATATTTGATTCCGTTTCGCTGCTACGAGTAGTTTTGGAAATTTTATTTCCAGTTATTTCTTTAGCTTCTGAAAGCACTTGCCTCTTTACGGGGGCTTTTCCAGCAACGACTGCTGGTAGATACTTTTCAAAACTTTCATTAAGTTTCGAGGTTTTTACGCTTTCCATTAATTCACCCATAATTGAACGTTGCTCTGCGTTTAACGGAGATAATAGTTCGCCCATGATTTCTTTTCTTTCCTGTACTGCTTTTAACTTGCGAATTTCTGCTTGTTTACTTTCTAGGATTTGACCTGCTTTAACCACGGCAGTAGCTGCTTCTTGCATGGCCAGGTCTTTCATAGAAATTACTGAAAGTAGTTTGGCAGTTTCTGATTTTTCATTTAGGTAGCTAGTTTGGTATTCTGAGGCAAATGCTTCGAATAACTTGCGGCCAAATTCAGAACGACGAGCTGCTTCTATGTCTTCTTTGAGTGCGGTAATTTCGGATCTAAGGCCATTTCCGACTACGTTTTCGACCATTTTTGCTGCGCGTTGAACGAATTGTTCTTTTACTTTTTTAATTTCGCGGCGACCTTCTCGGAGTAGACGAACTTTAGTTTCGGCTAAATCTTCTTTGTCTGTATAAAACTCTGTAATTTCCTGAGCAAGAGCTTCAACTACGAAATTTTCAAGTTTGCCAAATCTACTAACCATTTGTTGTTGATCTTCGTGCAATTCTTTAACTTCGTTGGCTAACTGACGAGTTACGAATTTTTTCATAACTCCAGCACTTTCTGAAATTTTCCTAGCATATTTAAGTTTCATTTCTGCTAATTGCTTACGATCATCAGCAAACTCGCCAATTTCACTAACCAATTGTTCAGAGATCATACGATCTACTGCTTCAACCATAGTATTTTTGTCGTGTTCGTATTTTTGGGCAAATTCTTCTCGCAATTGTGTAGCAACTTGTTCACGATTTTCGGTTACCCGAGTATCCCATGCTGCTACTATCGTCTCTTTGATCTCCCCTGAAATCACATTGCCTTCATATAATTTATTTAATGCATCCAACATGTGTGATTCTCCCTGTTCATTTTAGATTACCTATCAGTGACAATAGGGTTTCTTTGAGATATTTCTGTGCTCTTGGATCACCGGTGACTTCACCTGCCACTCGCATTGCATTATATCCACCACGGCTATTCAATAAATGTTCATAAATAGGCGTTGGGTATGCGCCTGGAGCGGATGGTTGTGCTACCATATCCACTGTGATAATCTCAAAATCTGATACTTCATTTGAACCGTCACTACTGACGTTTCCTGATCCCCGTGATGAGACCCCCAATTTAACACCGCTTTCCAGCATAGTTTTTATGAGTTGGCCCATTGGGGTTGGTAAAATTTTTAATTTACCATAACCATTTGGACCGTCCATCCACATGCTTGTTATCATATGTGACACACGATCTAGGTTAATTTTAAGATCATCTGGATGATCGGCTTCGCCGAGCACTGAATAGCCATTTTGTATTTGGTCATTCAGTGTTTTGACAGCCTTGCCAATTTCATTAACGGGGTATACACGTTGATTGGCATTTCGGATGCCACCTTGTATACAAATACCACTCATATACAAACTTTTGCCATCCTTATCATCCGATTCAACGATCATTTTAGCTTCATTAAAACTAAGATGTTCCCGGAGATGTAACATTTCTTATCTACTGCCTATCATGCTTCTGTCATTAGCAGGTTTATCACTAGTGCCTTTCTTTTCAGCGCCATGACCTTTACCAACTGGTTTTAATTTTGAAGCACTTTTAGCACCTGGTACATTGATATTGCCACCAGTTTGTGGTCGTGTACTTGGATTCAATAAGCCACCTTGTGTACCACCCTTTTGGGTAGCGAAGCTTTTAGTGATATTAGCAGTGGTACCGCCCATATCATTTTTACCCGCGATAGCACTACGTGTTTGAACACCATTGTCACCATGTGTTGGTAAAGAAACTTTGTTCACGTATTCCATAAATTGTTCAAATTCATCATTTTCTTTATTCTTATCGCCATCGTGATGATACATATGGACTTCTTTTACTTCATCTTCGTCATCGGGCAATTCACTACCAAATTCGTCTTCTTCGCCGCCAAATTCATCGTCTTCAGTATCGAAGTCTTCGCCTTCTTCTTCTTCGCCGCCAAACATATCAGCATGTTCTGGCTCATTTTCTTCGCCAGCCATCAATTCTTCGAATTCTTGTTTCAAGTCTTCCAGAGCATCTTCTAAATCCATAACTCTATCTGATAATTCACCTTCGTCTTCGTCTTCTTCAGGTTCTTCGTCGTCATCAGTTGCGCCAAATGGATTACTGGTGTCGATTGAATCATCAGCAATTTCGTCTTCATCTTCATCTTCGTCCTCATCTTCGTCTTCTTCAGGACCAAAGTCAGATTCTAATAATTCTTCATAAATTTCGCGAGATTTATTGACCACGATGTTATGGAAAATCTCTTTTGCTGCTGCTTGATCCTCATTGATCAAAGCTTCAAGCATAGCTTCAAATTGTACTCTATCACTCATGTCAATCTCCTGTAATTTGTTATAAGGCTGTATTATATTTACGTTATTTATAAATTTTAGCACCCAAATAGCTACAAAATGCCCATTTTGTAGCTATTACCAAGTATTCTAGTATTTAGACAGGCGCCGCTGGGTTTGCGTACATTGCATGGATAAATTCTAGCTCACCCTCTTGTTCCACAATGTGTGCTTCACTACCCTTACGCAGTTCATTAAGTTGCCTTAATGTAAGTCGTGTTTTCCTAGTATCATTTCGATGCATAGTAGTCACATCACGCTCGGGATTATACCGCATGTCGTTAGCTACCTTCCTAGTATCTGGGTCAATATAAAATAGTTCTCGTAAAATCATAATGTATTTATGTCATCGGTGGAATTACTGGCGCTGGCGCTGCCCCTGATTCACCAGTTATATCCCCTTCCATATCATCTGGGGCAGACATATCAGTGGCCATGTCCAAATCACCAGCTATACCGGCTGCGGATAATCCAGCACTACGCAATTCACCGGCGGCATCAGTATGGGTTGCTTGACCTTTACCATTTTCCTCCGCCCATAATTGTTCATTTTCAGCAACTTCATCATCAGTTAATCCTAAAAATCGTTTTAAAGCAAATCGATTACTCATAAATGGAATCGCTTGAATAGTTGAAAATGTATTAATGCGTTCACTATCCAATGAACTCTGTCTAGTACTCGCGAAATTCATGGGTGGATTGAAGTTTAACTCAAATAAATTAGCATCAATATTCACACCACGTGAATTCATGTATAGTTTAAATTCATCATCAAATACTGATGTCATCAACCATTGCAATCGTTCACAATATTTATTAAACCGCAATTCTTGAATATAAGCAGTCCCGACCCGTCCATCATTGAAACTGGCTTGGCTATCATCTGCACCGGTTGGTAAATAACTACTAGGAATTCGTAAACCACGGAATAATTTATTAGTAAAATATTTTAAATCATCAATTTCGCCGAGGTTACTGTTGAAAGTCATAACACCAGCTGACAACGCAAATGTATGGTAATTATGAAATTCTTCATCAAAATCAATAGTTAATGTACCAACTTCAATTTCTTCATCTAAATGTTCAATTGCAATTATCCGATGATTATGTGTACTTTCTTTATTTCTAAAATCAGTCCAATTGTCATACCCAAATTGAGTGATCATATCGACTATCCCAACCGCAGTGAATCCATCATTGATTGACCAATTATTAGTTTGTGAAAATTTATTTAATTCACGCAATTTTGCCAATAGTTCTGGTCTGTTATTTAATTCATTGATGACATCATTGCAGGTAAAACTATGAGCGGTTGTATCTTTGATCATATCAATAACTGCCAGTAGTATAGCATGAGAATACTCGACTGGACGTGGTGATTTACATTTTAACGACCCCAATTTATCTGACCAAACTATCTTTGATTGTGAAGCTGATAAATTAATTCGACTTTTACGATGTTTACCAGACCAATATTTCATGCGGCTATCACCGATTCCATTTTTCGATAGGATCGTTGTATCTGCTAATTTTTTAAATTTAACAGTACCGACTTCACGGACATTGGTATTGTGTATATTATAACTAATTCTGGTATCTTTGAGATTTTCAGCCACCATCATGTGGGTAAATACCCAATTATTTGTTGCGTTATCGAATATTTGTTCATATTCGTGATTACTATCATTGGATAATGTTTCATGTTTCCGATACATCGGAATAAGACTATCACCTACCGCAAAATTCCCTGCGCGTTTATATTCATTTGCATACTGCGGAAATTTATGACATGGGGTACATATAATAGCCTCGCCGTTATCAAGTGTTATTTTCATAACCTTGGCTGATGCTTGTGTAACCCCTGCCCAACTAATTAACCCAGGTACAATAGCACCGGTCGTTGGGTGGCATGAGTATGTCCATAATTCTTTTCCAGATTTTAATTCATGCCCAATATCGGTAATGGATAATTCACGGCCATCTAGTAATGATACTTGAGTGTCCATCGCGAAACATCCACCCGGTAACACATCTACCTTGCTACCACGACCATCGGCAGTCATTGGGAAAAAATAATCTTCATTTATTGAATTTTTGACAAAAATACCACTATTAATAGCAAATGTATGATATGAATGCCATCTACCAGTGCCATCAATTGTAATTGTACCAACATCCATACATTGAACTTTTTCAATACTAGCGATCCTAATGTTACTGACAGATTTCCCGATTGGTAAAATGTTCTCTTCCAAATATTCAATATCGCCGGTGACATCAAAATCAAATTGCTCATTAAAATACGAAATATGATCTTTTTTATTCATGTATGATAAATTACGTGGGTCATTATTGGATATATCACCGTCTTTGTTATGAATTACAGTTTTGACAGCATTTATATTTTCTTCCAGGTAAGTAAATTCCTGGTGTTTACTAATGGCTTTGAAAAAATCGCCAACTAATTGACGTGTCCATACCCAAGATTTAGCTTCGTGATCCCATACCTGCTGCAATTGCGAAGCATTAACTGACTCCAACCTAGTATTAAATGACATTAAAACATCATCAATGGTCAATTCACTTGCTTCAACAAAACCCTTGTCAAATACAGGTATTTTATGATCAGGTGTGCAGGTTAAAGTCTTACCATTATCGAATGTTATCTTAATAACGTCCGCATTTTTACGAGTAACGCCTGCCCAATTAATGATTCCTGGTACAACTTTACCAGTTGTAGGTTCGCAACTATATGCCCAGTTCTCCTTGCCTGCTTCAAATTCAGATATTAATTCAGATAATGTCAAAATTCTACCATCTAGTAATGGGATCTCGGTTAACAGGTCTAAGCAGAGTGGATTATAGGCGGAATCAATGACATTTGAATTATATGTATAGACACCTTGTTCTATCGCAAATGTATGATGTGCATGTTGTTTTTCATCACCATCGATAGTTAACGTACCAACTTCAATTAAGTCATCTAATATGCGACTAGATACGACTGTATGTATTGTGTCGTTACCAAGTGGATTTAATTCACCATTAAAGCCAATTAAACTATCATCGTGTAAAATTAATTCAGATGCCACGACTTCACCGCGATTAACTGTTGGAAATTTATGTTCAGGTGTACACACAATGATTGACCCATTACTAAGAATAAGCTCAATTACCTGTGCGGATTGTTGTGTTATACCCGCCCATGAAATTATACCAGGAACAATTGTCAGATTAATTGGATCACAACTATATGCCCAGTTTTCCTTACCGGCTGAGTATTCAAGTGCCAATTCTGAAATTGAAAGTATCCTGCCATCCAACAATGGAATTCGAGTGCTCATTTCAAAACATCCACCGCCGGATTGGCTAGGTATTCTTCGTTGATGTATTTCATTCTTGACACGTTCAACAAATGCCATTGCCATATGACTAGGCATATTACCAGTGTCTATGTGGAATACTCTACGCTCAGGTGCCCGTTGAATGCGATATATCAATACAGCATCTTCAAGCAATTCTTTTTGTTTATAAACCTTAAAGACATTTTCCAATAAACTATTGCCAAATGGATAATTGTTATCGAGACCTTCGGATAATGATATATGGACAACATGCGCTGCATCTATGGCATGTTCAGTTTCAGCCAATCCAAATCTACTACCAGTACTGCTACTTGGGTATGGACCTGACGCACCTCGTTGTGCACTTTGTGAACCCAAGGCACCAGCACCGGAAGTCATGCCGCCACCTGCTTGCCTTGAATTAATATTAGGTGTAATTTGTGTTACCACTAAATTTTCAAAATTTGGCGCTAGATCTTTTATGATATATTGTTCAGGTTTTTTACCATCACTTTCGTTGACAATAATTTTAACAATCTTACTGGGGTCAACCCAACTTAATTTTTGTGTTTCTGGATCTCTGATGAAAAAAGCATCACCGTATTTGTAAACATTACGAATTACACGGAAAATACGAGTATCAAATTGTTGCAATTTATTCCATTGCTGTAGATATTCACCCAGAATACGAATTTCAGAATTCGTAGCTTTGCTTCTCCATTTCACAGTAAAGGGGCTTTTTCCATCCTTTAATTTTTGTGTACAAAATTCTGCTAGAATGTCAAGGGCAGCATTTACTTCTGGATCACTATCCATAACTTCATACTGCTGGTACCGTTCCACTCGGTTGGGACTACCCGTGTACACATCAGGTAGATAGCTGGAATAGTTAGTTCTAGCTGGACCTGCTTTGGTCAAATTACTAAGTCCAGAAATAGGACTTAGTTCAGTGTCAACTGGGGTAAAATATTTCCGCCAACTCATATTAGTTCTCCATTAAATGTATTAATTTTTACATTCGTAAGCCAGTTGATTCCCTAGTATGTCTAGCCGTTTTGTGACTAGATTCACTAATTGATTCAGTATAACTCACCATGCGCATCATGTTGGTATTTAAGTTAATCAGTGCGGTATGTAAATCTTTTATAGTTATTTCCCCAACTGGCGCAATTGGGGAAATAACCGGAGGTTCTTTACTTACTACTGGCTTATTTTTATATTCGTCAGATGGAACATGCGGTGCCATTACGTCCCTGGTTGGTATTTTACTCTCAATTCGGCCAACCTCGGGAATTTTGTTAATTACCGGCGCATTCCCAACCTTCGTGTCAGTATACTTGATGTTAATTTTCGATAAATATTCAGATGCCTGTTTACTGATATTATCAGTATTTGACGCCATATTTGTTAATTTTCTCAATTCCTGATCTAACTTACTAATGCCACTAACGACTGGATCACGTTCTTCATGTCGGTAACGAGGACCCAATTCAACGTGTCCATGACCAGATGACCCACCTATTGGTTTTTCATTGTAAGTCTCAGGTTTCAATTGGTACTTAACATTTCCTGGATTATACGGTTGCTCTTTTTTTCCACCGAGGTCTTTTACTTGAACTTTTACCCCGGCTAATTGATCCTGATTTGTCTTCTTTTCATCTAGGAATATCGATGAAATCGACGAAATTTGCTTAGTTATTTCTTCAAATATACCATGCTCTTTTTTTCCACCGAGGTCTTTTACTTGGTTATTGAATACACCCAATTGCTCCTTGGCTAATTTATCAGTATTGGAAAAAATAGTCGTTATTTTTTCACCAGCAGTTTCTAAAAAGTCATTACTGGTACCAAATATATCACGATCGGCATTGCTTTCGATTGCTTTTGTTTGATTTTGAAAATTACCTAATTGATCCTTAATGGATTTTTCATTATTGGTAAACAATGATGATAATTGCTTAGTGGCATCGCCAAATATATCACGATCGGCATTGCTTTCGATTGCTTTTGTTTGATTTTGAAAATTACCTAATTGATCCTTAATGGATTTTTCATTATTGGTAAACAATGATGATAATTGCTTAGTGGCATCGCCAAATATATCACGATCGGCATTGCTTTCGATTGCTTTTGTTTGATTTTGAAAATTACCTAATTGATCCTTAATGGATTTTTCATTATTGGTAAACAATGATGATAATTGCTTAGTGGCATCGCCAAATATATCACGATCGGCATTGCTTTCGATTGCTTTTGTTTGATTTTGAAGTTCATTGGACGGTTTTTCAAAATCAGTAAATCCACTATTTCCAACTTTATTAGCATGAGCTGGAACTTCACGAACATTTGCCTGTAATAATTTAAATTGTGATTTTATATCGTTAAATTGATTCTCAGTAATAACCCCCTCTTTTCCATGCAATAGCGCAGGGGTTTCGGTACCAAAATCTTCAATCATCGAACCAGTAGCACCTAGCGAACCTTCTTTGCGTTTAAGTGGATGTGGATTTGGATTAAGTGCCACTTGCTCATCCAATCGTCTGCCTACATCGATGTAGGCAGACGAAGGAGTAGCAGTAGCAGGGCCACTGATAGGAGCAACTGTGGCACCAGGTGTTACTAATCCACTGAGTACACTAGCCACTTTCTTAGGCATTGCCGCCATTTCATCAGTATATTGTGCACTAGTTTTATTAAAATTACCTAACATTTTAAAGGATTCAGTCACTGAGTTAACCACTGCAGGAGTGGCACTTAGTGTATTGTTGAGTTTATCAACCGCACCTGCACCACCGACCGCAGCCAGTCGAATCCCTTCGAATCCTTTATTAATTTCAGTCATAACCGCCGCACCGGCCAACGGCTTACCAGATGCATCCAAGCCTAATTGATTCTGCTGTACTTCTGTTTTTACCTCGGATGGTTTTTTAAGTTCCTTGGCACCGCTTTGTAAGGCGTTGAATGCTGCATCGCTGTCTTTTGCAATTTTTAAACTCTTGGTACCGATCTCGGAGGTATTGTACAGGGTTTGGTTTTGGAATTGACTCGTCTTTTGGTATTCTAATGCGCCAATCCGTGCCTGTTCCAACCTGTCCTTAGCAGCTGCAATCTCCGCTTCCCCGACGGCATTCTTCCGTTGAACCATTGCTGCTTCAAGTTCGGTCCAGCTTTCACCCAGCGCAATCTTGGTAGCTATGGTCGAATCAGTCATTCGAGCGCCTGCTACTACATTTAACATGGCATTACCTACCTCGTCACCCAAGTCCGCAAGGGTGCCTTGCATCTCTGTGTAAGCAGTTCGCTGGTCTACTGATAGTGTACGCTGCCAAGCAATGCTTTCGGCGGTTTTATTCCGTTCCGCAATCTCATTTGCCATTGTTTCTCGATTAAGGCCAGTAAGTCTGGCGGTTTCATCGAGTTGGGTTGCCAATGACAGCGTTGATGCTGCCAATTGTTCACGCCCTTTTATGTCACTCGCATTGACTTTGGTGCTCATACTAACAATGGCAGTTAACTTAGCCATTTCGGCAGTTTGCATACCGGAGGCAATTAATTGTTTACCGGCAGTCGATTCTAAAACTCGACTGGTAATATCTGAGTAGTTTTCTACAGCAACCTTGGCAGTTCGACCAAGTCCAGCCAATGCCCCATTCGAATCCGCTATAGTTTTTGTGAATTCAGCAATGGTCAATCCAGATTTCGCTGCTTCTAAACCTAACGCAGATGGACTACCACCACCAATACCAACTTTACCAGCCTCATTAAGTTGCGCACGGCTAGTTTCCAAAGACTTCGTGATAGATGCAATAGCCTTGTTGTTAGTGAGATTTAATGCCTGAAGGGAATTTGATGCCGCAGTTGTTGAATTTGCAAAATTCAACATACCAGCTGCTAGTGGAATATATTCCTGTCCTAATTCCTTAGCCGAAGATATGAGCTTGCCTATACTGGCTAGATAATCATCGGTTGCTGCACTCGTGGAGGCTGGTGCGGAAGCAGCTGGCGCCGTCGAATTGCCGATGCCAAGTTTTGATGTTAGTGATGCGGCTATTATTTTGCCAAGGTTTTCAATGTCAGTGTTGTCCATAAAAAAGTTCCAGTAAAATGTGAATATAAATACTACTATATTTAGGAGAAATAAGTCACCTAAATCCACACACCAAATCATCATCTGGAAGAGAATTATGTCAACAAACCCATTACAACAATACTTTAGACAACCAAAGATTTACATAAATCTACCTAGTAAAGGCATGTACAATATGCCTTCAACGATTAATGGAGAAGTTACCAAACTACCAGTATATGGCATGACTGGTATGGATGAAATTATAATGAGCACCCCAGACGCACTGTTGTCAGGTGAAAGCTCAGTCCGAGTTATTGAAAGTTGTTGCCCAAATATCACGGATGCGTGGGATCTTTCAGTTCTCGATAGCGAAATGACATTTGCTGCCATCAAAATTGCCACATATGGCAATACTATGGACGTAACTAACAAATGTACGGCATGTGATACATTTAATGATTACGCGTTAGATTTGAATGTAATAATTGATCATTTTACAGCATGTAAATATGACAATACAATAAAATTGGGCAAATTGACTATTAAAACTAAGCCATTATCATACAAGCAGTTTACTGGTTTTAATATTAGAAATTTTGAACTCCAACAGAAATTATCACAAGTTGAAAAATTGGCATCACAAGAAGAGCAACAAACAGCAATAACTAAATTATGGCTGGATTTGTCAATTATTCAAAATGAATTATATGTGACAACAGTTGATTCAGTTCAAACACCAGAAAGTACAGTAACGGAACGTGAACATATCACTGAATGGATTAGCAACTGTGACAAAGATGTCATTGCTGCTATTAAGGGGCAGATTGATAAAACAAAGACGCAATGGACAATCCCGCCATATAAAGTAATGTGTGAATGCGGAGTTGAAGCATCATTAACTGTTGATTTAGATTATTCTAATTTTTTCGCCAAAGCCTAATTGGATTATCAATACATGACATACATGAATATCTTGTTAGGCTTGGTAACAATGTTAAACAATTAAAAGAAGAATTTTTTAGAATTAGTTGGTATATGCGAGGTGGAGTAAGTGTCAATGACTTGTTTGATCGTTATAGTCACGAAGATCGTGAATTGTTATATAGCATAATAAAAGATAATATAGAAACAACCAAAGTTTCACAAATGCCATTGTTGTAAACTGATTAACCCAGCTACTTAATTGTAATTATCTGGGTTAATTAATACTAAACTACCGGTGGTTCAGTAGTACCAGACGATGTCGTATCTGGTACTATATTACTTTGAGTAGCATTACTTTGAGTAGTAGCACCTTTAATAAGATCAAGCAGTTCAGATTCGATTGTCGCACCGGCGTTCGCAGCCAATGAAGCCAAACTGCTACGAGGTATGTCATCAAATAATGGCTTCAATAAAACTTCACTGATAAGTTTAGAACCGTGTTCCGAAGCGATATATGACATCAATGCTGCCCAAACTGCAATACCCGTAGTACCAGATAATGCGGTAGAAATTAACCCAGTTGATTTAATGCCTATTAGTTGTAATAATTTAGTTACGATGCCTTTCGACATTCTAGCAGCAACTAGTGTCATAATGACCGCTGATACCTTTCCGAATAGAAAACCGGCTGAATCGAGTCTGTACTGGTGAAATTCAGCCAATGTCCACTGACCTGATTCTACTAATTTACCAGCATACTCGACATTGTCATTATACATCATAATTGACTTGCCGATTGTCTCCCAACCTAACCAACCGGTAAACGCCCACTTTAATGTGGTCATTGTGGTACCAACTGCTGCCTTAAGATTTGAAACAACCGCAGCTGCAGCTTGAATATCAGCAGTAAATGCTGCCTCTCGTTTTAACGCAGCTGCCTTGGCTTCAATCTTCGTAATACGTGAAGGATTAGCTATCAATTTATTAGTAAAATCCTCTCCATACTTATTTTTAATTCTAGCAATGTTTAATTTACCAGCATCTCTTCCTGTGCTATTTACATAATTGGCTAGCTCGGTGGTACTCTTTGTCCCTCTACCAACTGCTCCTAATATACCAGCAAGTGGCTTGGCAAATAATTTGCTGCCAATCGATGACGCCAATCCTTCATCAAGTGGTTTGTTTAATAATTCTCGTATTTTCATAATTCCCCCATTGTATTAAGTATTTATGGTATACATCAAGGAGTGAATTTAAGGCGAAACTGTTCATTATAGTAAAGGGATAGTGAGACAATACACGGGTGGTTATGTGAGGGAACTAAAGTTCCCTAGTGGCATCGCATAGTTCTACCAG